CGCCAACATGACCCTCACCTAGCCAGCCGCCTGCGCTCGCGTGACAGGCGGGCGCGGGAGGCTGACTGGCCTCATTCCCAACCCAAGGAGACCCGTATGGAACTATCGCCCGATCCGCGCTTTCCCGGGGCGCGCCTCATCACGCCCAACGTCGAGCCGGGGGACGACTGGAAGCTGCCGCAGATGGAGGATGGCTCGCGCTGGATTCTCACCGTCAGCGCCGCCCATCACGCCCAGATCGGCCCCCGCCGCACGGTGTGGCGGGCGACCGTGACCGACCTGCCTTCCGGCCGCACCTTCCATCTGCGCGCAGCTGCGTGCGGGCTGCGCTGCTACTGCGGGGCGAAGATCGTTGCCGAAGTCTGACCGGAAGGGGGCCTTGTGCCCCCTTTTGCCGCTGGAGTACCATGCAAGTGCTTTACCCGTAGTAAACCCAACCACTCTCAATGGAGCACCGCAATGGACTACACCTGCACCCGCAGTAAACGCGACGGCTGGAAGTGCGAGACCGTCATTCCCTTGGGCACCATCAACGGCGCCAACCGGGAGTTGCAAGTCAGCACCTGGAAGGGGCAGCGCGGCATCATCTGCACCGCCCAGGTAGTGAAGCGCGAGGACGGCATGATCTCGTTCGTGTTCGGCATGGGGCCCGGCGGCGACTACCACAAGACGCTGGCCGACGACCGCGGCGGCAAGGGCACCGAAGCCAACCTCCGCCGCACCCACGAGCGTTGCTTGGCCGGGATCGAAGGGGTGAAGGAGGCGGCGCTTGCCTACTACCGCGCTTCCGCCATCGCCAAGGAGCAGGAGGCTACCGCGTGAAATCCATCCTCGATCCGACGTTCAAGTACGTGCCGAGCCACGCCACCAATATCCGCGAGACCTTCGCGGAACTGCGGCGGCAGCGGCTGGCGCAGGCCGTGGCGCAGCTGCAGGCGGAAGACCGCGCCCCGCTGCCCCTCAACGTGCTGCCCATCGTGCGCAGGAGGGTCAAGTGAGCGCCGCCCATACGCCCGCGCCGTGGCTGGCACGGGTGGGGGCCTTCCAGAGCATCGTGTCGTCCGAGGTCACTGGCGCGAGCGTGGCCGTCGTGTACGCCAACGACAACGGCGACGCCGAACTGATCGCCAAGGCGCCGAACCTGCTGCTGATGGTGGAGGCCATTCACGCCCTGCTCGACGGCACTGAATGGGACAGCGACACCGCGAGCGCGATTGCCGCGGTGCTCACCGACAACGGCTACACCATCCGCGAACCGGAGGAAGAACCGGAGCGCCAAGCGGCGCTCGATCTCGCCTGAAAGCAGCAGCCCCGGGGTGCCGAAGCCCCGGGGCTGTGCCTTTTGCCACACCCCAACCAAGGAGCACCACGATTATGCAACACCCACTCGAAAACATCCCTTCCATCGACGCCGAGCGCATCGTGTGGGAACCCACGGGCCCCGTGCAGGACCCCACCACGCGGCTACTGGCGACGATCTACATTGCCGGCTGCCCGATGCACCTGGAAGCCTACCGGCTGGCGCAGGACCCCGACGGCGAGCCCACCGACATCCAAGAGTTCGCCAAGCTGCCCGAAAACGCCGAGTACACCTTCGACGAAGAGGAGCACGCGCTGTTCAGCATCCTCGCCGCGGGTGCCGTGGAAACGGTGCAGATCAACGGGCGCCCCTACGCGCTCGTCGCCCACCCGCACGGGAGCTGACCGTGAACCGGGACGACGACGAATTCCGCATTTCGATCAAGGTCCGCAACCACCCCTTGCTGTCCGCGATCGAGGCCCGCGCCGACAGCGTGGCCGACTTCTGCCGGAAGTTCGACTTGAGCCAGTCGGAAGTGGGCGAGTTGCTCAACCTCAAGCGCAACCCGATCAACCAGATGACGGGCGAGTGGCGCCGGCCGGCGCTGCAGGTGGCCGACGCCTGCGGGGTGCCGCCGGAGGACTTGTTCCCCTCCGCGGTCCAGCTGGCACTCTCCAGCAACCACGCCCAATACACCCTGAACCGCCGCGAAGTGATGGCGGCGCTGCGGGAGGCCGACCAGCGGCCGGATGCGCTGCTGCAGCAGAAGGAGACCGCCGCCGAAGTGCTGCGGGTGATCGAGACCGTCAAGCACCTGACCGTCTACGAGCGCAAGGTGCTGGTGTACCGCTTCGGCCTGGGCGGAGGGCAGGAGAAAACCGCTACGGAAGTGGCGCGCATGTTCGACTTGAGCGTCGCCCGCGTCCAGCAGATCGAGGCCAAGGCGCTGCGCAAGATGCGCCATCCGTCGCGCTCCGAGCAGCTGCTGCCGCTGCTGCCGGCCAGCTTCGAGGACATCCCGCCGCCGCAGGACACGTTCGGGATGGATGCTTGGGTTGAGCAGGCGGTCGAGCAGGGGCTGGCCACGTGGATTCCCCCGCTGCACCCGGCCGTGGGCGCCTTCTACGATCCCTACTACCCCTACCTGTCCCGCCGCGGATGAAACGCTACCTCGTCCTCATCAGCGGCTACCCGGATCGCATCCACCTGCTGTGTGAGGGCGAGGACCCGCAGCACGCCAAGGAGCAGGCCGAGTTCGCCTATCCCGAGGGCGCCTTTTACGATCTGTTCGAGTTGCTCCCCATCGAGCTGCAGGAGGAAACCATCGCCCCCGCCCGCGAACGGCACATTTGCGGCTGGCTCAATCTGACCACCGCCGAGTGGCTCGCCATCCCCCACAGCGTGAAAGACAAGCTGTGGGATTACGTGCGCTCCCAACAACCCTCTGCCACCAGGAACCCCCATGCCGACTGAAAAAACCTTCCTCGTTATCCGCGCCGACGGCACCGAGGAAACGCACCCGCATGACCCGGACACGCTGCAGCTGCGCCACGTCGCCGCCTTGATCGGCGCCGGCACGCTCGACTCGTTCTCGCTCCGCAACGGCAAGCGGGTATGGGTGGATGACTTGGGCCACACCCGCGGCCTGCCCCTCAACGCCAAGGCCACCGCGATGTACCACGCGATCTGCAAGCCCGGCACCACGCACCCGATCTGCGGCGACGTGGCGGTAGTGGAGGAAACATGAGCCGCCGCAAGCCTACCGGCCGCCCAGTCGGACGGCCCCCGAAGCCGAAGCCCCCCATCAGCGAGGGGCTCATCGCCACCCCGCAATGGAGCGTAGCCGAGCACGTCGGCAGCCACGCCGCGCACCGCGGCATCCAGGTGCGCGCCACCGGCAAGCTGGTGGTGTTCCGCCCCAACGAGGTGCCCGAGGACATCGGCATCTACAAGACCGTGGCGCTGTTCGACTCGCGCCTGGAGGCGCTGCGCTACATCGAGCAGAAGGCGAAGGAGAAGCACCCATGAGGGAGTAAACTAGCCCCTCGTCCGTCAGTGTATTGATCTCCCACGGCCCGCTCCCCATGCGGGCCTTTTTTTTACTTGCGCTTCTTGCTGCCGCTGCGCGCTTCGGTTTCCTCGGTGAAGGTGAACGCGCCGGCGTTGACGTCCTGCTTGCTCTCCGGCCGCAGCCACACCGCCATCGGCGCGTCCGGGGGCGTGTCGCCCTGCACCGCGGCGATCACCACCGCATCCTCGGCCCACGACAGCACAGTGGCGTTGTGGGTGCCGATCTTCACCTGCGATGAATCGCCCTGCGGCTGGAAGCCGGTACCGGCAATGAGGATCTCGGTCCCGTCGGGCCCGCTGGAGGGCTCCAGGCTGGTCACGGTGGGCATGGGTAGCTCGCCTTCCGGCGGCACAGTCTCGCCGGGCGGCAGCGCGCCCGCATCGTGCAGCGCCTGCTCGAGCTCACCCGCCTGGCTCTTGATGAGGGTGAGTTCCTCGGTGGTGATGGCGCCGATCACCAGGTTGCGAATGGTGGTGCACAGCACCAGGCCGGCGTCGAGCAGCGATTGCTTGACGTCGCGCGTGGCGTCCTGTTTCTGCGCCTTGGCGTCCCAGTTGCCCCGCTCGTCCTCGCCCCACTTGGCCGCTGCTGTTTTCGTCATGGTGATACTCCCTTCACACGATGATCAATGCCTTCATGGTCTCGGCCAGCAGCAGCAGCCGGTAGCGGGACTCGTTGACGGCTTGGGTGCAGCCTTGGCAGTCGTCCACGAGGTAGTCGTCGAACAGGATCATGCCGCCCTTCACCATCAGCGGCGGCAGGTGCTGCAGGATGTCCTTCGTCGTCTGGTACTGGTCGCCATCCGCGTGCACGAAGGCGATCGGCGGCATCGCCACCAGGGAGGCGGGGAACACCCCTTTGATCACATGGGCCGAGGGGATGGCGGCCTGCACCGCTGCCGCCGAACAATCTGCGAAGTGGCCCAGCGGGTGGGTGTCGGAGGGCCCGGAGACCGGCATCCCCTCGAAGGTGTCGTAAAGGTACAGCTCGCGCCCCAAGGTGGCCAGGGCGGAGGCGCTGCCGCCCTGGTACACGCCAACCTCGACGATCGCGCCCGCCGGCGCCCGTGCCGCGTAGTAGAGCAGGCTGCGCAGAGCCTGCGGCGGCAGCAGCGTCGGCAGCACGCTACTTCGGCGAGGGCGCTGCGCTCACGTACACCAGCACCGGCTTCTGGCCCGACTGCACCAGGATGGCGGGCTTGGTGCCGGGTGGGGTGTCGCCCTTCGGCTGGGCGTGCGGCAGCGCGATCAGCAGCGCGGTACCGGGCGGCAAGGTCGGCAGGTAGATCGGCTGCTCGATGCCGATGGACGGATCGGGCGGGATCACGATCGGCGGCGTCGGTCGCCCGCCGTAGCTGGGCGGCAGCGAGTTGTCCGGCACGTTGGCGCCGGGCGGCAGCTGCGGCGGCCAGGTGCCGGGCGGCAGCGTGATCGGCGGCGAGGGGCGCACCGGCGCGATCGGCAGCGCGTTGCCAGGATGACCGTGGCCAGGCAGCCCTTGGTCGGGGTGCCCATAGCCGGGCAAGCCCTGGTCCGGATGACCGTAGCCGGGGAGCCCTTGGTCCGGGTGCCCATAGCCTGGGAGCCCTTGATCGGGACGCCCGCCCCAAGCGGGACGGCCATAGCCGGGATCGACGGGGGTGCCGTCAAGCGGGATGACGAAGGCGAACATGGCTTTGCCTAGCATGGTGGACTCCTTGTAAATCACTTGAAAAAGTAGGCGATCAGCGCGGTGACGGCGGCGACGATCATGCCCTCGATGGCGAGGATGACGAGGCGCATCCGCGCCTCCAGCAGGGCTACCCGCAGCAGCAGCCCCTGCTCACCTTGCCGAGGTTCTGTGACCACATCATTTCTGCGGGGCGTAGCAGTACACGACCATGTCCGTCACCGGGGGATAGGTGCCGGTGGGCTTGGGGCCGTCGTTGAAGATCTCGATGCCGTAGGTAACGCCCGGCTGCAGCACGATCACGCCCGCGCCCGGCGGCCCGCCCACGCAGTAGGGGATCGACGGATAGGTGCCGGTGGTTTCGTAGAGCAGGTTGCCGGCGTTGTCGCGGATCTTCACGTTGCGCGACTGCGGCCCGCCGGAAGCGCCGTGCTCGCCGATCGACACCGTGTTCATGTTCGGGCCCTTGGGCCAGTCCGCGGGCACCGTGAGCTTGAGCTGGTAGAGATCGTCGCCCTTCATCGAAGGGTAGGGCGGGGTGCCGGTGTAGACGTGGCCGCCGAAGGGGAGCACCCCGGCCTCCATGCCCTGGGTGGTGGCGGCGCCGCTGCCGGTCGGCTGCCCTGCGGTGTACTGCTGGCCGACGGTCCAGTCGGCTTGGGTGTAGTACGCCAGCACCGGGGGCGGCAGCAGCGAAAACTGGACCACATCGCCACCGTCGAGCGTCACCTTGTTGGCCCAGTGGTGGGCTTGCAGATCCTCGACCATCAGCAGCGAGGTCTGGTAGTTCTTCGCCGGGATCCAGTTGGGATCGACAGGCTTGGTCTCGGGACGGTCCTGCCGGCGATCCTTCATGCGGTTCTCCTGATTTTTGGGCGTACCTACCCTACCCTGTCCCGTGGCTCGGGACTCGCGGCCGCCACCTGGAAGTGTTCGAGTTATAGGGTGGCAGTGCTGACAGCGAAGGGCGCCCCCTGTTGTTGCTCTTGTGTAAATGTAGGGCTCGCTGACTCGCGCAGCGTAGCACGGCGGCGCTGGATTTCAAGCGCGTAAAGGGCGCTTTTGGGCAGCACCCGCTCCAGCTGCAGCGAGAGCTCGCGGAAGGTCAGGCGGTCGGCGTCGGCCAAAAGCCCGGAAACGACGCTGTAGCGTCGATCCCACCGCGGGTAGGCCTCCACGTCCACCCCGAGCTGCCGCGCGCGCCACAGGTCGCTGTAGCGCCGCTGGCGCGTGCCTTCGCAGGTCGGACACAACCGCTTGGCGGAGGTCGAGGTGGCGAGCAGGTAGCCGATGCCGCCACAAGTGCGGCAGGCCTGGTCGATGAATTCCGCCGTCACCGCCACGCACACCTTGCGCCGCATGGTGCGCACCGCGATCACGTTGCGGGCCCGCTTGCCCAGCAGGCCCAGCACCCGCTCGTAGGCGTTGGCCTGGAACGCCATCAGGCGCCACAGCTCGCAGCCCAGGGGATCGGAGAAGGCCAGCCCGCCGATGCGGTCGATGGCGGCCTCGCTGATGGCCGATTGCTCGAGGTGGCTCGATTGCAGCGCGCCGGCCACCAGTTCGCGCAGGTTCATGGCCGCCGCGCCCGCGCCCACACGTCGACGCCGGTACGGCGGATCAGGTGGTCGAGGTAGACCGCCTGCGGCCCGTGGCGCTGCTCCCACCGCAGCGGGCCGTGATCGAGGCCGAAGGTGGTCAGGCGGTGGTGATGGGGGCAGATCGGCAGCACCAGCCAATCGTAGCGCGGCAGCTTGCGGCCCTTGGCCTTGGGCTCTTGCATCCGCTCGACAATCGAGCCCCCATGGCAGTGCGCGATCTCGGCCGGCGCGCCGCAGGCCACCGCCAGGTCGTCGCCGATCAGCGTGATGCAGCCGTAGCGGACGATCAGCTTCCAGTAGCGTTCGATTTCAGCGGTCGCCATCAGTGCTGGGGGATGCGTTTGATCTCCCCGCCCGGGATGCGCTCCAGGAACAGGATGACCGCGTCGGTGGAACTGCGCAGGGTGCGGCTGACGTCGTCGACCTTGGGGCCGACGGTGTCGGCAATGAGCGAGATCAGGATGCGGTAGCAGAGGTCGATCCCCTCCTTCCCCGCCGCCTGGCCGATCTCGTTCTTCATGCGCATGGCGAGTTGGTCGAGCTGGCTCACTGCTTCCGACGACAGCTGCGGCCGCGGTTGTCCGATCATGCTTGTGCTCCTTCACGGTTGAGGTGCGCCCGGTAGGGTTGCTGGATGCACTCGTTGAACATACGCCCGGCCTCGGCCGCGTAGTCGAGGTCCTTGCGCGAGACCACGCCGCAGAGGGTGCACACCACCTCCTTGGCGCAGTCGATGGGGTTGGTGCCGACGCTCTCCGCCCAGGTGTTGGGGAAGTTGGTCCCCAGCCACTCCTGGAACGCCGGATCGCGGCACCAGATCACCGCGGTGCGGCACAGCGGGCCCACCGGCAGGTCGGCCGGCTGCTCGTCGTCGCCGATCAGCGCCAGGGCGGCCATGAAGCGTTGGCCCCCGTGCCCGCCTTTGGCGATGGTGAGCGGCTCGAACTTGGCCAGATCCTCGGGCTGCACCTGGAAGATAACCTTCGCCCCGCCGGTGGCGGTTTTGGCCCAGTTCAGCAGCATGAGCTCCACCTGCAGCAGGTCGCTCATGGGAGGAAGTGGTGGAACCGCGGATCGTGCTCGTTGAGGAAGTAGGTGGGCCCATAACCCCAATCCTCGAGGTTCTCGTCGCGCATCAAATTCGCCTTGTAGGCCCACCCCACAACCTCGACCGCCGGCGGGAATCGGTGCAGCCGAGTGAGCACAAAAATGTCGATATTGCTGTAGTCGTTTTCGCCCGGCTTGGGCTTGTAGAGCATCAGCCGGCCACGCGGCTTCGGCGTGGCCTTGATGTCATAGCGATTGCCCTGGCGATCGACCGTATCGGGCCGTCGGGCCCAGCCTCGGCCAACCCCGACGCTGTCGTCGAACGGCAGGTCGTACTTGCGGCAAAACGCCAGCTCGCCGGTTGAACCGTCAATCAAGAGGTCGACGGTTTCCCGTCCCCAGTCGAGTTGCTTGTTGTGGGCTCCCATGGCGGTGTTGATCTGGTTGGCCTCGTACCTGCCTCGACCAACCCGCTCGGCGTAACGCTGGTCTGCTTCGGTGAGTGCGACGAACACGATCCGCCTCCGTGTTTGCTGACGTAGCCGCCGCAATGGCACGGCAGCTGCGGTTGCGGGCAGTACCGCCCGACGAACTTGATCGCGCACTCCCAGCCATGGTGGACGTAGTGGGCGCAGTCACGCCTGGGGATGATGCGGGTATCGGTGGCGTCGCTCACGAGAGCCGCGCCTTGATGGCTGCGTAGTCGCTCCGTTCCAGCACCTGCCAGTCGTTGGGGTCGAGCGTGTCGAGCAGCACGATCACATGGCTGGCGGCGGGGCGTGGCGGCTCCACCGGGAAGAACATGGCGACGAGTCCGTCGCGGATGCCGGGGACCACGCAATCGGGCGGGAACGGCGACCCGGTCAGGTTCTCGGCCTCGCCGACATTGGACCCGGTCAAGCTGTCGAAGGTGTCGCTCATGCGTCCCCCATCAGGTGCGCGGCTCGCGCTGAATGGCGTCGCGCTCCAGTTCGGCTTCCAAGTCGAGCTTCTTCGGGCCGGTCGGCACCCGTTTGGTCAGCGCGCGCAGGGCCTCGAAGCCGGCGGGCGGTTCGGTGCGCTCGCGGCCGATGTTCCAGCCCTTGAAGGCCGGGAAGTGCGTTACGCAGTACCAGGGCCCGCTGCCGGTGGTAGAGCTGGAGTACGGCGCCGGTTCGGCGCAGCGCTGGCCGCGATCGAAGTGCTCGCAGGTGCCGCGGAGAGGATCCGTTGACCCGCTGCCCTTGGCCTTGCGCTGGCCGTAGCCACAGCCAGGACAGACTCCCTCGATCAGTCCCTCACCACATTTCGGGCAATGCCTCATGCGTCCCCCATTTTGCGGCGGATGTTGTTGCGCCACGTCATCAGCCAGTCGGTCTTGCGGCCCTTGGCGCCAGGGACCGCGCCCCAGTAATCCCGAAATTCGAGCGACATGCGCACTACCTTCTGCGGGTCAAGGTCGGGGTAGCACGCGATCGCCCACTCCTTCCACTCGTCGGGGAGCCTCCAGTCGGCAGGCAGGCGTTGCCCCAGCGGGGTGCCGTTGCCCTTCTTCCTCGTTTTTGCGTCCGTTGGCGGAGCCGGAGGCGAAGCATCAAACGCTATTGCTTCATTACAAGTACTGCTTCTGCTTCTGCTTCTGCTTCTGCTTTGGTCGACATCGTCAACACCAGTCGACGGCTGTCGACAACTGTCATCATCTGTCGACGCCTGTTTCCGCTTGTTTCGCAACCACTCCCGCTGATAGGCCCGCCGCTCTTCCTTGTCGCGGATCTCGCGGAACTGCTGGTAGTTGACGATCTGCCAACCCCACGTCCGGTGTTCGTCGAGGCGCACGATGCGCCGGCCTTCAAGGTCGGGGGTGCGGCTGTCGGGGTCGGGCTGTTCCAGCGCGGCGATGCCGGTCTGGATGATGTCGAGGGGGATGGTGGTGCGGTTGGAGATCGCGCCGGGAGTCATGTCGACCACCCCGGTTTCGTCGGCCAGGATCAGCATCTGCTGGAAGGTGACTAGCGCCTGCCACGGCCCCTTGGTGACGAGGGTCCCGTCGAACATCGAGGGGAACAGCTTGGTATACAACTGCGCTCCCACAAGAGGCGAAAAAGGCGCCGGTAGCCGCTGTTGTGGCAGCGGCGGCCCCGCGAAGGGATTTCCCGGCAGTGTGTTCGTTGGGCGGTGCCCGCTCCGCCCCAAGCGGTTTTATGCCGCTTTGGAGGGGGGTCGGCGCCGTCGCTGACCGCGTAGTGCGGCCCAATCCACGTGCGGATTGAGCAACTCGCACTTTACCGCACCGCGAGTGATCCGCTCAATCGAAGGGGCCTTGTCCGCGCTGACGAGCTCGCCGCTGCACCAGCGCGAGACCATGCCTGGGGTTACGCCCATCAAGCTGGCAAATTCCGCCTGCGAGGGCGACCCGCGGCGGCCGAACCATTGTTTCAGAGTAATTTGGGCCATAGTCGCGCGAGTTTACCCCCCCTCATGTAAAAATTGCAAGCCCCGTTGAGCAAGGGTAAACTCGCGGGATGAAGCTCACTACATTTGAAATTCTCGAGACCATCCGCCACAACGTGATGCTGGAGATCGCCCGCAGGCAGGGCGAATGCACTCTGATCATGGCCGAGCACGACGACAACTGCCCGGCCAAGCGCTGGCAGGGAGCGTGCTACCGCAAGGAGTGCTGCAGCTGTGAGGCACGCGACGTGGCCTACACGATGATCGACGAAGAGGGCACGCTGGGGCCGGGCCGGGTGTTGGCCCGCGCCGGGGAGCTGGTGCAATGAAGACCCTACAAGAGCAGGTGAAGTGCGTCGAGCGCGAGCTGACCTACCGCCGCCGGGTGTACGCGCGCTGGGTGAGCCGCGGCAAGATGACCACAGAGCAAGCCGAGCACGAAATCGAAACCATGCAAGCCGTGCTCAAGACCGTGAGGGACGCCGCCTTGGCCGAACCAATTTTGGGAGGATGACGATGGTGATGGAGAAACGGGTGGGATTTACGCTGACGCAGGGCCAGATCGAGGCCGCTTGCGTGGCCTACGTGGCGAACCGTCTGCAGGACGACGAGGCCGCGGTGGCCACGGTGCACATCAACGGCATGGGCGCCGATCCGCAGGTGGTCTCCTGCGACATCGCGGTCGCCAAGAAGCGCGTGCGCAAGCCGAAGGGGGCGCCGTTCCCATGAGCGAGTACGAGGCCATGGAGCAGGCCGCGGTCAGCGAGGCCGAGGCGCTGCGGCAGCACCTGATGCAGCTGCACGCGGACGATCCGGTGCGGGTGCTGATGGTGCTGGTGCACTGCACCGCGCAGCACCTGGCCTGCTGCCGCACCAAGACCGGGGACGCCGACGCGGAGATCTTCGCCGGGGCCGAACGCAAGCTCGAGCTGCACTACGAACACTACTGCGAGCAGGTGACCCTACAGCAGCTGGAACCGCCGCCGACAGGAGTGCACTGATGCGAGCCCGAGACATTGCAAAGGTGGAGGGTTTCCTCGATGCCTTCGACCCCGCCAAGCTGAACGCGGTGAGCGAGCAGTTGAAGGACGTCCTGGAAAAAGCCTTCGGCTACGACACCGACGCGGGTGCGTGCCTGTGCTTCATCGCCGCCTCCACCCTGTACGCCGAACACGCGGCCCGCATGGGCCCGGAGGGCGACGAGATCCGTATCGCCCAGGTCGAGGCCATGATCGAGACCATTCGCAACGAGGACGACGAACCCCCACAAGGAGCGCACTGATGGCATTGACCAAAGAGCAACTGGCCGCCCGCAAGATCGGCGGCTCCGATGTAGCGACGATCCTCGGGCTCAATCCGTGGAAAAGCGCACGCGAGCTGTATCACGAAAAACGGGGCGAACTGCCGATTCCCGACCTAGAGACCAACGACAACGTCGAGGCCGGCAACATCATGGAGACCCCGATCGCCGAGTTGGTGGCCCGCCGCCTGACGCGGAAGTGGGGTACCGAGGTCAAGCTGCGCCGTTGCAACCTGACCCTGGTGCATCCCAAATACGATTGGTTGACGGTGCACATTGACCGCGACTTCGTCGGCCTGGAGCGCGGCCTCGAAATCAAAAACGTGGGACCGCGCGCGTGGAAGGGCTGGGGCGAGCAGGGGACCGACGAGATCCCGCAGCATTACCTCCCGCAGCCGCACACCTACATGCTCGTGAAGAATTACCCGGTGTGGACCGTGGCCGGCTATTTCGGCGGCGGTGATCTGCGGTTTTACGAAGTGGTGCGAGATCGTGAAATGGACGAGCTCATCATTTCCAGCACCCACGACTTCCACGAGGCGGTTATCAATGGGGTGCCGCCCGAGATCGACGCCGCCAGTCCGCGCGCGCTCGACGTCATCAAGCGGGTCTATCCCGGCACCAATGGCGAGATCATCGAAGGCGACGTTTCGCTCACCCCGTGGATCGCCATCATGCGCGATTCGGCCAAGCTGCGGCTGGAGTACACGAAGACGGAGGAAGTGGCGAAGGCCCATCTGGAGCGCTTCATGGGCGAGGCCGCGGTGATGCGCATCCCCGGCGTGGCCGGCGAATTTGTGCGCAAGATGGTGAAGCGCAAGGGCTACACGGTGGAACCCGACGAGCATATGGAGTTTCGTTACAAAGCGAAGGACAGCAGCAATGACGCCTAGCGAATTGGGAGTGGGGCTGTTTCAAGCCCTGGTGGGCGAGCCCGAGACACTGTTCGAGTCGGTGAAGGAGTACCTCAACGACACCGCGCAGCCGGAGGATATTTTCGACAACGAGAAGCTGGAAGCCTGGGCGCGGGCCCGGGGATTCAGCATTGACGAGGACTAGCGATGGACGAGAACACCAACGTAGTGCCGATGGAACAGAAGCAGCTGCCAGCAGTGGCCGAGAGTCCCTACGACTTCATGCCGAAGAACAACGGGGAGGCGATGGAGTTGGCGCGGATGCTGGCCGAGTCGACCATGGTGCCGAAGGATTACCTGGGCAAGCCGGGCAACGTGTACGTGGCCATGACCATGGGCTTTGAATTGGGTCTGAAGCCGGTGCAGTCGCTGCAGTCGATCGCCGTGATCAACGGCAAGCCGGGCCTGTACGGGGATGGGGGCAAGGCGCTGTTGCTCAAGCACGGCTGCACCATCGTGGAAATGGACACCGCCGCGGTGGAGCGCGCTGGCTATGCCCAATGCACCATTGGGCGCCCCGGACGGCCGCCGGTGACGCGGACGTTCAGCAAGCAAGACGCGGTGCGCGCCAAGCTGTGGGACAAGGAAGGCCCCTGGCGCAGCTATCCCTTCCGCCAGATGGCGTGGCGTGCGTTCTGGTTCGCCGCGCGCGACGCGGCAGCCGACATCCTGCGCGGCCTCCCGCCGGCCGAGGAATTGCGCGACATGGAGGTCGACGTCACCGCCCAGGGCGAGACCCTGCCGCGCGAGCCGATCGCGGCCTCGGCCAACGCCACCGACAAGATGAAGCAGCACCTGGCCCCGTTGCCGGCCACGCTGACCATGATCGCCGAGTTCGAGGGGGTGCAGGACGTCGCCGGGCTCGACGCTGCCTACCAGAAGGCGACCGCCATGCGCGACGCCAGCATTCCGGACAAGGCCAAGATTCGGGCCGCGTACAAGGTGGCCAAGGATCGGGTGTTCAACGCCGGGCAAGAAGCGGGCCTCCACGGGGCGGAAGTGACGGAGAAAAATGCGTCAGTGGCGGAGACCGCGACAGCGACGGCGACCAATAGTGTTACGGAGAAGAATTCGGCCCCCGATCCACTGACCGACGAGCAGATCATCGCCGGCATCAGCGACGCCAAGACCAAGGAAGAGGCGCAGCTGTTCGCCAGCCTCCACATCCAGCCGCTGGTCCCGGGCCCGCGCAAGGACACCCTGCAGGCGATCTACCGCAACAAGGTGGAGGCCATGGAATGAGCGGCCTCACCGACAATTTCGTGATCAGCGAGGCGGGCGAGCTGGCCGAGGAAGGCAAGCAAGCGGCGCGCTCCGCCTACGCCAAGGCCCACCCGGCGATCCCGTTCTCGCGCCTGACCGAGAACCAGCAGAGCGTCATCTACTGCGTCTACGTGGGCGGGATGATGGATGCGCTGGGGTTCGTGAAGAAGGAACTGGTGGCCGGGGCAGGGAAGAAGGGGGGGAAGCCATGACCGCCTACCGTGAAGGCCTGCCCGAGCGCCCGCCGCGGATGCGTTCGCTGCCGCTCAACGACAAGGGCTACCCCATCCCCTGGTTCGTGGAAACGCTGCCCGACGGCTCCCGCGACTTCCGCATCATGGACGGCCACAAGTGGGTCCGGGCGGTGCGCGATCGCCTGTGCTGGCTGTGCGGCGAGCGCATGGGGGCGTTTATGACCTTCGTCGCCGGGCCCATGTGCGGCATCAACCGCACCTCGGCCGAGCCGCCCAGCCATCACGACTGCGCGGAGTACGCGGCCCTGGCCTGCCCCTTCCTCACCCTGCCGAAGGCGGTGCGGCGCGAGGCGGGGCTGCCGGAAGAGGTGAAGCATCACAAGGCCAAGGTGACCGAGAACCACGTGATCGGCGGCACCGCCATCACCCGCAACCCGGGCGTGACGCTGCTGTGGACCACGCAGAGCTACCAGGTGCACAAGGTCGACAACGGCCGCATCATCGAAATGGGGGCGCCCTGCAACGTCGAGTGGTTCGCCGAGGGCAAGCCCGCCACGCGGGCCCAGGTGGAGGAATCCATCCGCACCGGGATGCCCTACCTGCAGGAAATGGCCGACAAGGAGGGGCCGGCCGCGCAGGCGATGCTGCTGCGCTACGTCGATCGCTTCATGCCGCTGCTGCCGCTGCCATGAGCAGCACACAGGAGTTTGATCGGGAGGGCCGCGAGGACGTGCGGCTGTTCGCCAAGCCGGCTACCGAGCGCGAGGCCTTGCTGCAGGCCGCACTGGGCCTCGCGCGCACCGAGCTGGCCAAGGTCACGCCGCAGCGCGACGCCATGCTGGTGGTGCTGCAGCAGCTGGCGGCGCTCAAGCGCATCCGGGTGCAGGCCTTCGGCCCCCACGATCAACTGATCGTGCCCGCGCCGCTCATGCAGCTGCTGGACGACATCGTGAAGCTGCAGCCGTGAGTGCGAACCCGTTTACGCGGCCTGAACCGCCCCGCAGCGCCCCCGGCTATCACTACGAAGTAATGGTCTCGGGCAAGGAATGGATCCATCCGCCCATCGGTGCGGGACGCTGCCGCTGGATCCTCGACCGCTATAGTTGCAAGCGGCCAGCGGTCGCCACGCTGATGCGTGGATTCGGGAGGACGCGGCGGCCGTGGGACTACTGCGAGCTGCATCTGTACGGGCGCTGGATCGAGGGCGGCCAGGTTATGAATTGGCGCCTCGTAGAAGATGAATAGCTGGCTGATCGCCCTCGTGGGCCTGATCTACGGCTACGTTTCCATCATGCAGGGGATCAAGGGCGAATGGCCGCTGGCGATCGTTTACGGCGGGTATGCACTATCGAATATCGGACTATGGAAGCTGACTACATGACCGACCCAACGAAGGTGTGCCCGCTCCCATGCCCCGGTTGTGGTCATGTTCCGGGAGCGCCGCCAAACGAATTCGAGTTGGATAACGATTTCGTCTATCCGGTCAACCGCGAACGGACGCTGTGGAATGCGGTGTGTACTGAAGGTGGGGGCGGTGGATGCGGATGGTCTGTTCTCGGTCGGTCAGAGGACGAGGCAATCGCCAAATGGAACCGTCGCGATGCCGCTCCCGCCGAGGCCGCGCAGGGAGAGGTAGCGGCGGCGCTGCAAGCGGCTATCCATGCACTGCGGAGCTATCAGTATGGCAACGGTGCACCAGACCTTGCGGAAGAGGTAGCTGACCGCTGCGAACGCGCCCTCGCGCCCAAGGCGGCGCAAGACAAGTGTGACGGCAATCATGGCGGCCCGCCGTGTGCCGATCCCGAGTGCTGGAACCAATGAAACTACTTCGCGTGCTGTGCTGGCTCGGCTGGCACCGCTGGCGCCATCGCCGCAACGACCGGCTGCGGATCTGCATCCGCTGTCGCAAACTGGAGGCTTGAAATGCAAGTCATGCTACGCACCCCTGTTCCCTTCTCGCAGCTGCACCCGGGCGACACCTTCGGCTGCAGCGTGCGCTCCGCCCCCTACCTGATGCTCAAGGACATGCGCGGGCTCGCCGTGGTGCTGCAGAACGGCGAGATCTGCGAGATCCACCCCGACGAGTCCTGCATCCCCATCGTCGGCGTGTTCATGGAGGGTGGCGCTATCTTCGGCTCCGCCCGCCAGGGCGCGGCCTACAAGCAGGATCCGGCCGGCAACGTCACCGCCGAGATCCGCGGCACCGTAGGGCCGCAGCCAACATGATCATCTGCCTCTCCACCACTGGCGCCATCATCCTCGGGCTCTCCCGCCGCAACCTCGAGTTGCTGCAGCAGGGCCACCCGATCCTCAAGCACGGCATGGCGGGCCTGCCAACGATCTCGATTGTCTACGGCGAGGACGAGCAGGCCATCCTCAAGTACCTCTTGGACTCCGGCTTCGATCTGCCCAGCGCGGAGAACTTCCACGCCATGCCAACCGACAATACCCGCGGCCATTGACGGCAGGGTTTACAGTCGCTCAACGGGCTCCTGCGGGGGCCCTTGTTTTTTCACCGGATTACAATTTGGTGCATTCCGTGCTTGCCCTCTGCAGGCAACACCAACCCAAGGGAGATCACCATGAAACGTCTATTGCTCGCCGCGGCGCTGGCCATCCTCGCCGCACCGGCCTTCGCCGGATCCACCTGCAACCTGTTCCTGGTCGGCGGCACCTGCACCTTCGCTACCGACACCACGGCCGGCGGGGCGCTGTTCCAGAACCCCAGTAACTTGAGCAACATCGGCAGCGGGGTCATCACCCCGTTCTTGAGCCTGCAGCAAAACGGCACGGAAGGGGGCGTGTCCACCGACGACCCTACCGTCAACACCCTGCCGCTGGACGACAAGCGCGACAACACCAACACCTTCACCACCACCTTCCAACTCAATCAGTTGGGCACCATCACGCTGGCGGGGATCGACTACTTCGCCTTCTTCCTCGACATCAACGAGCCGAACGGGGGGACCAACAGCCTGCTGTCGCTGGATACGCTGCGGATCTGGGGCCGCAGCGGCACGTCGGGGGAGACCGCGCCGTTCATGCTCAACAACACCAACGTCACCAGCCTCGCGGACCTCGATCTGTTGCCCAACCTGCAGCTTGTCTATGCCCTCGGGCCGCAGAACACCTTGATGCTGGACTACAACTTGTTTGCCGGGTCGGGACTCGGCTATGACTTGCGGGTGCTGATCCCGACGTCGGCCTTCATCGGGCTGGCAGCGGATAGCCGCATCCTGTTCTCCAGCGCGTTCGGCGATGCCGGCGGCACCACGCCCGGCGCGGACGCCGCCGATGGTTTTGAGGAATGGGCCTACCTGCCCGGCACCTTCGCCTTCGCGGCGCCGGAACCGGGCTCCATCGCACTGGTCGGCGCAGGTTTCCTGCTGCTGGCCTTCATCCGGAGGAAGCGCCATGCCTAGCATCACCTTCACGCCTGTAACCGAATCGCCGGAAGCCGTCGAGCACGCGGCCATGCTCAACCTGCTGTGGCAGCGTGCCCTCGTGGCGGCGGTAACGCTTTCGGCGGCGACCACCGCGGCAGCGGCGACCGTGCTGCCGTGCCCATGGGTCATCAACGACGCATGGATCCGCGCTTTCGTGGCCGTGTTCCGCTGATCACCACGCCGCCCACACCAGCGCGAGGCAGATCAGCAGCACAATGAGCCCGACCACGGCCACCACTCCCAACGGTGGCCGTGGGATTTCCCGAATCATCAGAAGAATCCAGGTTTCGCAATCGCGCGCGTGAGCGCCATGAGGCCCTGCTGCAGGTGGGTCTCGCCGATCGACACCCAACGCTGGTCCACCATTCCCTGATTGCGCAGCATCAGCAGCACGTCCTGCAGCGGCTCCCCTAGCGACTTCACCTGATTCATCAGCGCGATCTCTTCCGCGTTCAGCTCGCGGTAGCCCTTGATCTGGCGGTGCTGGTTGTCCATCAGCGCCCCAGCCTCACCGTCGGAATGTGGCCCAGCAGCAGCGAGATCAGCACGACCACCACCACCAGCACGAAGATCACTTGAATGACGACGCCAAACGGCGGCGGCAGCAGCGGCGTGAGCTTGGTGACGCCCCACCACAGCACCGCGAAAATGAGCCCGAGGATAACGAGGGTGATCAACAACCCGAGTAGATCCATGCTGCCTCCTTCCGGTTACCGCAGCTCACGCTGCGCTTGGGGCCGAAGATCCTTCGGCGTCTGCCGCATCAACCGCTGGGTGCTATCCCGCAGCAGATCATAGGCCTGCTGCTTCACCTGGTTCGGCGTAATGCGGATCGGCCACTCCGGATTCTTGAGGTTCCACGAATGCAGCGCGTTGACTGCGGCCTTGATCCCGGCCTCGTCCTTGTCGACGATCGCGCGGGCCCAGTCGCTGACGATCCGGGTTTCGGTGCTCTTGGTGAAGTCGATCGACTGCTGCAGATCGCTGCGCTTCAGCTGCTCCTGCGCTACCACCGACGGCTGCACCCCAATGAACTTGAGCGCGGCGTCGAGCTTGTCCACCGCGATTACCTTCTTGCCGCGGATGTCCTTGTAGATCCCGCTGCGCCACATATCCACGCCCTTGACCCAGTCGGCAATCGCCTTCGGCAGCGCAGCGGTGCCGGCGCCCTGCCAGTTGCCCGAGGCCAGCGCCTCGGCCCCGGAGGCGATCTGCTTGGCGAAGCCGCCGACCGGGCCGAACACCTCCGCTACCTCGGAGGCCTTGTGGGTGGCGTCCGACGGCTTGAACGCCGCCGTGCCGGGGAGCAGGTTGGAGAAGCTCATGCGCGCCTGGATGTCGAACGGCAGGTGCTGCGATACGCCGTGGGTCAACAGCCCGCCCCACTGCTCGCCCAGCAACTCCACCGCCTTCTCGCGCAGCCACTTCTTGCTGTTGGCGTTGTAGCCCAGCATCTGCGCGATGGTGTCCCACAGGTCCTCGAGGTCGTCCGCGCCGGGCAGGCCTTGCAGTCCCGCCGCCAGGATCAACAGCGATAGCGCGATGGTCTTCTCGCGCGCCGGCAAACGGCTCACAAACTCAAGGTAGCTGATGACGAACTGCTTGAAGGTCATCACCGTCGCGCCGACGGCGGTGCGGCCCAGCTGCGGCCGGTTGCCGCGGTTGTAGACGCCCTGGGTGGCGTCGACCACGTAGCGGGCGAACTCGTAGGGGTTGGCGAAGGTCTGCACCCCGCGCCGGCTGGCGGCGTTGATGGCGGCCATGCCGCGCGCCTCGGCAGTCTTGAAGGCGGCGATGAAGGCCACCTTGCGGTTGTAGCTCTCCGCCGCCGCGAACATGGCGCCCCACGCCCGCAGCGCCTTGCGCAGCGCCAGGTTCTTGCCGATCCCGCGGATGCTCTCGGCGTACAGCTGGTGCACCTCCTGCGGTTCGGTGATGCCCTCGTGCGCCGCCTGGTCCAGCGCCAGCGCCAGCGGCGTGCCCACTGCCGGCGTGGGCAGGCGCATGGCGGCGAGCACAGCGGCCATCGCCTTGGTCGGCGCAGCAGCATTGAGGAAGCCGCCGCCCTGGTACTGCGAGATCAGCGGCAGCGTCTGCATCGGCGTCTGCGTCAGGTTGGTCAGCGCCGCCGCCGCCGAGCCGCCAATGAAGTTGACGAACAACAGGCCGCGGATCACCGGCAGCTCTTCCATCGGGTTCTTCACGTACTCGGCCAGCTTGGAGGCCGTGCCCTTCACATCACCGTCGGTAATGGCGTTGACCGCCTCGTTGATGTCGGTGAAGTGGTAGTTCTTCGACGCCAGCCGGGCGCTGCTGGTAATGAACGAGGCCAGCACGCGGGAGAGATCTTCGCTGTACCCCGCCACGCCGTGGCGGTGCAGCAGGTGTTTGAGGGCCGAGCGGTTGGCCACCGCGTTGCGGAAGTAGGCTTGGAAGGCTTGATCCCGGCTCAAGCCGACGATGTTGGCGAAGCTCTCGATCGCCGACAGATTGAGCCCGCGCAACAGCTTGAACGACTCGGTATCGAGGGTGCCGACGGTGGTCAGCGCCTGCGGATGGAGCGCTTTCATCTTGCGCTCCATCGCGTACATGGCGACCTTGCTCTCGAACATGCCGTAGAACAGCAGCGTCGGCACCTGGTTGATCACCTGCTCCACTTTCAGCGTGTACTCGCCGTAGCGCATCAGCGGGGCGTAGCCGCGGTCCTGCAGGTTGGTGGTGCGCTCGGCCACCTGCTCGATGGCGGCGATGGCGTTGTCGAGCTCGGTGTGTTCGGGGGTGCCCGGCTGCAGGGTGGCCAGCTTGGCCTGCAGCACCTGGATCACCATCTGCGGCCCGCGCGCCGGATCGGCCTTGGCGTCGCGCAGCGTCCGCGCGATGCGGTAGCCCTTGGCGATCTGGTGGATCTCGCTCATCGCCACTTGATCCAGCGAGCGGTCGATCGCCTGCCGCGCCTGGCCGAACAGCACCGCCTGCGCGCGGGTCAGCGGCGGCACCGTGATGGGGCCGATGGTGGTGCCGTACTGCACGTTGGCGGTGAAGCCCGCCAGCAGCTGCGGCAGCGTTGGCCGCAGGTCGGCCAGGGTGGCGGCGAACAGGGCGTGTCCGGCGGCGGCCAGGTCCTCCTTCGGTGCCCGGGTGCTGCGCCAGCCCAGCTTGGGCAGGATGCTGGTGGCGTGGTCGGCGGCGGCGCTGGCGAAGGCGGTGACGTCGCGCAGGTAGGCCTGCACCGCCTCGTAGGCGCGGCGGTAGCCGGGGTGCTTCTGCGCCAGATGGAAGGGGGTATTGAGCGGCGTCAGCAGGCGGTTGAACTTGCGCGGATTGCCCCGCAGCAGGTCGGTCACCAGGTTGGTGGCGGCCTCGGCGATGTCGGACAGCGAGGCGTTGTAGGCCGGGTGCTCCAGCGAGAAGCCGCTGTGGATGGCGCTCTTCACCTGCCACGGCTCCAGCGCGATCCAGGAGAGGCCGCTGCCCTCGACGTCGTTCTCGTAGTAGAAGCCGTCGAAGCCGTTTTTCTTCAGCGCCGCGATCAGGCGGTCGCCGCGATCGCGCTCCGACAGCCGCTCGAGCTGGCGGTCGAGCGAGCGGCCGCGGATCCACAGCCACTGCTCGTCGCTGATGCCGCCCGCGTCGCGGGCCAGGTCGGTCAGCAACTGCACGTCGTGCTGCTCGCCGGTGTCGTCGATCTTGAGCGCGTTCTGGATCGACAGGTACACCGGGATGGTGCGCTTGGGCCCTTGCGCCTGCCGGTTCTGGTAGGGCAGCACCAGCGGCTCGTAGGCGCTGCGGAAGTTGGCCTGCTCCACCGTGCCGAAGTGGGCGAAGCGGCGGAAGATGACGTAGTCGCGGGTGGCGCTGGTGGCGTGGAACACCCGCATGGGAGCGCCGCGGTCGGTCACCACCTGGCTGTTGCCGAACCAGCGGCGGAAGGCCGCCGTGGCCTGCTGCGCCAGGGAGAACATCGGCATTCCCTGTAGCGCCTTCGCCCGCAGCGCCGGGGTGACGTCGAAGCCGGGCTGGAGTCCGCTGGGATCCGCCTTGGTGAGGGTGCCGCCCACCGCCGCCAGCAGTTCCGGGGTGGCGTGGGCCTCCATCGCCTCGCGGGTGCTGGCGGTGCCGTAGTAGGCGGTCTGCACCGCCCGCGCCGCCGCCCGCACCGGCGCGATCTGTGCCTCGGTCTGCCCCACCTGGCTCGGGTGCCCGCCGCGGACGATGTCGCGCAACTGGTTCAGCAAGTCCTGGCCCACCGGCCCGTCATAGGTGGCGGTCTTGGGGTCGATCACCCCGGTGAGCGCCCGCACCCGCTCGCCGCCCAGCTTCTTCAACACATCGTTGGCGATGTTGGGGAGCACCCGGTCGTAGTAGGTGCGCATCCCCTCGCCGCCGATCTTGGTGTCGAGGTTGCGGTAGTTGGCAGTGGCAGCGTGGGCGGTGTCGCGGAGAACGCGCGCGGCCAGTTCCTTGCCGATCGCCTTCTGCAGTTGCTTCTCGTCGTAGGCGGTGATGTGGACCACGTCCTCGCCGGCCGGATTCAGCCCCTTGACGCGCCAGATCTTGCCGCCATAGGTGCGCGGCTCGGCGGTGACGTCCAACTTGTCGATGTGCTTCTCCAGCCCCGGGTAGGCCGCCACCTGCTGGTCGCCGGTGGCCCAGGCGATGCGGTCGAAACCGTGATCGGCGGCCCAGCGGATGATCCGCTTCAGCCCCAGCCCCACCCACGCCGGCGTGTTCTCGCCGTAGCCGACGTCGCGCGCCTCGCCGCCCTCCACTTTCTTGGCGGCGGCCTGCGCCTCTTCCAGCGTGCCGTAGCGCTGCGCAACCTGCTGGTCCTCCTTGCCCTCGGTCTTGAGGGTGCGGGTGACTTCCTCTTCCACCCCCTCCGCGTTCTTGGTGAACACCGCGTACTCGCGCTTGGCCACGAAGGGGGCGGCCGGGATGGTGCTGTAGTGGCTGCGGGTCGGGGGGCGCTCCTGGTACAGCGCCATCAGGTCCCGGTGCGCGGCGGAACGCTGATCCATCAGTGCCGCGCGCTGCTCGTTGCGCTGCTGCCGCACCTCCGTGGTGATGCCCACCCCGCCGAAGGGGACCGCGTTCCACTGCGCCACCAGGTCGTCGTAGCGCGCCTGCAGCGCATTGCGGCGGGCCTCATACGCCGCCATGGCTTGTTCGGCGCGATCGTCGGCAAACCCGAACTGGCCGCCCTTCTGCCCCCAGTCCGACTGCAGCTCCTGGATGAACAGCACCCGCTTGCCCTCGGCGTCGGTGCGCTCGTCGAAGCGGATATGCAGGAGTGAGTTGGGCGAGGCCTTGAAGTGGCCGCCCTTGTAGTTGCGGGCCTCCTGCTTCCTGGCCTCGGCCTGCAGCCGCTGCAGCTCGAAGCGATCGGCCTGTGACATGAGGCCGCTGGCGGGGCTGTCCTCGTCCCCCTCGATGCCGTACTTCGCCGCCAGCTTGGCCTTGAACACGTCCAGCGCCAGTGACGGCTGGTGCAACGGCAGGGTCAGCACCAGTTCGCGGTAGTTCTGGCCGCCCTGCTTCACCGGCTTCCAGCCACTGAACTGGGCGGCGCGCAGCTGCCCCGGCTCATAGCCGGGATCGGTGACGCGCTGCAGGGCCATGGCCGCCATTTCGGCGTCGGCCGGCAGCGACGGCCCGTTCTCCATCACATCGCCGGTCGCCGGATCCAGCGCCACCCAGTTGTCGTTGTCGTGGTTCTGCGCCCAGGTCTGGTCGTCGCGGGTGAGGGTGTCGAGGCGCCCGCTCTGCGTATAGCCCACCTGGAAGCCGTGCCGCCCCAGTTCCTCTTCCAGCGTTTCGCGTTCCTCCTGCAGCGCCGGCCCGCCCGCCTCTGGCGCTCCATACACCCGCTCTTCCACCTGCACCCCGTTGGCCTTGAGGAAGGCCATGATCTCGTCCTTGCTCACCTTGCCCTGCTGCAGCTGCAGCCACTCGCGCAGGCCCGACCACTCCACCTCTTCCTTCTTCACCCCGGGCAGGTTTTTGAGAAGCCCCTGCCACATGGCGGAAGGCGCCAGCGTCTGCTTCGCCCCTGCCACCGCCTCGGCCAGCGCCGAATACCACAGCGGGGCCGCCTGGCCCGTGGTCGACAGCGCCGGCTCCAACTGGCCCTGCACCTGCGGCTGCCGCGCCCCCTGCTCGACGTAGCGGCGGGCATTCGCCAGCAGCGCCACGATGTCGTTGTCGGAGAACTCGACGGTGAAGCCGATCGCGCGCAAGGCCTTGCGGATCGCCGCCACCAGCAGCCGCCAGCCCTTGACCTCGGTCAGCCGCCCGGCCTCGGCCAAATCCGCCAGGTATTCCTCGGTCGCCCGCGCGATGTCGTAATGCAGCCCCGGATACTTGGCCTTGACCTCGGCGATCATGCGATCGACCGCCGCCTTGGCCTTCGGGTTGCTGCGGTAGATCTGCTCCATCAGCGGCTGCAGTTGATCGCCCAGCAAGCCTTGCAGCCCAAAGTGGCCCAGCGCCTCGTGCGAGGCCACGAACTGCTCCCGCCCCGGCAGGATGTTGTCGGCCACCAGGAACACGTGGCCGCCGAAGTAGACGCCGCGCAGGGTCAGCGGGTACGGCTTGCCGTCGGGGGAGGGCGGCAGTTCCGCCACCGACTGCACCACAGTCAGCCGCGGCGCGTTGCGCCACTTCGCCACCACCGCCGCGATCGCCGCCTCCACCGCCGCCTTGGTATTCAGCGACTGGCCGGCGGCCCCGCCGAGGGAGTAGCGCATTCCACCGGGCGGCACCTGATAGGGGCCGGCGATCTGCACCCCGCGATAGCTCATGGGGCCCTCGTAGGGCGCCGCCGCGGTGGGCGTAGCGCCGGACAGCAGCAGCCGCACCTCGGTCAGGCGCGCCCGCGCCGCCGCCAGCTCGCCCTCCTTGCCCCAGGTCTTGCCCAGCTGCGCCTGCACCGGCGCGAGGCCGGTTTGCGCCGCCTTGAGCGCCGTCTGGGTCTCGTGCAGGACCACCGGCGCGTCCCGCAGCAGCCGCATCATGGCGCTGACGACCTTCACGCCATCGACCCGCTCGGCCTGCATGAACTGGGTGGCGGCGCGCTCTTCCAGGAAGCGGCTCTCGGTACCGAGGCTGACCTCGAACCCAACCCCGTAGCGGCCCTGGGTCCACTGCAGCGTCACGGGAAGGCCGCCGAGGGTGCCGAGTTGCTCCGCCTCCGGCTGCCCCATTTGCGCCGCCAGGGTCCGCTTGAGGGCCGCCTCCAGTTCCTCCCGCCGGATGTATTCGTGGCCGTCGGCGCCGACGAAGCGGAAGGCGTGGATGTCGCCCACCTCGCGCTCCACCGCGGTTACCGCGCCGTTCTCGTTGATGTAGGTCTTGCCGGCCACCGTGATCTTCAGCACCGGCTTGGTGTCGGGTGCCGCCAACAGGGCCTTGAACTCGGTCTCGATCGCCTGGTATTCCGGGGTGTTCTTTTTCCCCTGCGCAGACAGCTCGACCGCCTGCGCGCGCAGCGTCTTCAGGCGCTCGTCGCGCGGCTCGTCGGTGGCCTTGGCTACCGCTTTCGCTGCTTCGGCCACCTCGCGGATGTGCGCCCCGGCTTGGGTCGCATTCAGCTGCTGGCCGTCGACCTCGACCGTCTTCCGCGTTACCCCGGCGAACGGATCGGCGTGGTAGGCGTCGGCCTTGGCGGCTACGTCCTTCTGTTCCTCGATCAGCGCCGGCAGCCCGGCGATCTGGCGCTCGTAGCGCGCTGCCTGCGATTCCAGGTCCTGTTGCTCGGAAGTAAACCGGCGCTGCTGCGCGGACAGCTTGCGCACCTTCTCGGTCAGGCTCACGTCCTCCAGGATCAGCGGATTGCCCGAGGCCAGCGCCTTCATTTCCGCCGCGCTCATGGTGTCGCTGGACACTTCCTCCAGTTCGCGCTCGCCGGAAGCGTTGCGAAGGCTGTTGATGGCGTTGAGCTTCTGCTCCTGCGTCTGCCAGAAGAAGACGTCCGAGGTGCCCTCGGTGGCGTAGGCGAGGATCTCCACCTCGAAATTGGGATCGGCCTGGCGAAACTCGTTGCCTTGCCGGATGACGCGGCCCTCGCGCTGCTCGATGTCGGACGGCCGCCACGGCACGTCGATGTGATGCAGCGCCACCGCCTTCTGCTGCACGTTGGTGCCGGCCCCCATCTTCATGGTCGAGCCCATCAGCACCCGCACGCTGCCGGCATTTACTCGATCAAATAGATCCTGCTTCTGCTGCTCGGTGTTGGCGTCGTGGATGAAGGCGATCTCGTTGGCCGGAATGCCGGCGGCGATCATCTTCGCCTTCATGTCGTCGTAGACCGAGAACTTGCTGTCCACCGTGGTCATCGCCGCGCCGATGTCGGTGGACTGCGCGAGGAAGGCCTCCAGCTGCTCGATCGCGTTCGGCGCCTGGTCCTCGTCCAGGTTCTCCAGGTGATCCACCAGCGCCGCGTGCAGTTGCTGCCACTGGCTGGTCATGGTCCCCACGGCGGGCACGGTAACGCCCAGCGGCAGCAACTCGCGCCCTTCCTTCAAGTAGCCCTCGGCCGCCTTCACGCCCTGCTTCAAGGGCATGGAGAGATCGAGGAACACCAACTGCGTGCCTTTACGGTAGGTATTGGCCTCGTAGATGCGCTTGATCTCGCCCACGGCGGTGTTGCTCTTGCCGGTCGGGTTGTCGGGCGCGCTCGGGTCCACCAGGCGGATGTCGAGCGCCGCCTTGCGCCCGTCGGTGAGGATGGCCAGCGCGTTGTCGGTACCGCCGCGGCGCAGGCTCTCCATGCGCAGCTGCAGCCCGGCGGAGTAGGACCGCTGCAGCCACGAGGCCGGCACCACCACGTTCTGCCGCGGCTTGCCGCCCTTGACCTTGGGGATCGGAAACTCGGCCCCGTTGTGATCGGCGCGGAAGTTGGCCTTGATGGTGTCCATCGTCACCGCGTCGGCGAAGGCGTGATACATCTGCTGCGCTTCCGGCACGTTGGTCAGCCGGCGCAGCCGATCCTTGCGCTTGTAGCGGGTGCCAGTGACGTTGGACTCGTACTCCGACTCCACCACGCCGAAGGTGTTGAGCCAGGCGTCGAGCGAGAGCAGCCCCCGGTTCTCCAGTTCGGTGAGGCCGAGGTAGCGCTGCAGGGTGTAGAGCTCGGTCAGGCTGTTGCTGACCGGGGTGCCGCTGGCGAAGGCCAGCCCGCCGCCGTTGTAGGTGTTCTGCAGCCATTGACCCTTGATAAACAGGTCAAAGGCCTTCTTGCTGCCGGTGGGGTTGCCGAAGCCGCCGACGTTGCGGCGCTGGGTGGTGAAGAAGAGGTTTTTGAATTCCTGCGACTCGTCCAGGTACAGCATGTCGACGCCCAGCTCCTGGAAGGTCAAGAGCTTGTCCTGCGGCTTCGACGCCAGCTCGCGCATCTTCTGCTCGAGGCGCTCCTTCTGCCGCTGGTATTGCCGGGCGGTCTGCGAGCGCGCGCCCTCGACTTCGCGGGCGGCGCGGATGGCCTCCTGGATCTGCTCCACCTGCTTGCTCATTTCGGCCAGCACCAGCGAGCGATCGTTGGCCATGAAGCCGAACGACGAATGGCCGAAGATCACGCCGTCCCAGTTGCCGGAGGCAATGCGCGCCAGCATCCGCTGCCGGTTGACCTTGGAGAAATCCTCCTTGCGCATGGCCAGGATCTTGGCTGCCGGATACAGCCGATACCACGACGACGCCCACTGCTTGACCAGATGATTCGGCACCACCACCAGCGGCTTGTTCTTGAGGCCGAGGCGGCGCTGTTCCATGGCGGCGGCGATGATGGTGTAGGTCTTGCCCGCGCCCACCACGTGATCGAGCAGGATCTTGCCGGTGCGGATGATGCGGGCGACCGCGTCGTTCTGGTGCTTGCGGAAGCGGATCACCGTGTCCGGCACCTTGCCCGGGAAGGTGAGGTAGGACCCGTCGTAAACCGGCTTGACGTTGGTGTTGTAGTTGTCGTTGTAGTGCTGCACCAGACGCTCGCGCCGCTCCAGATCCTTGAAGATCCACAGCTCGAATTCCTGCCGCATTTCGTCGGCGCGGTCAGCGAGGGCCTGCGTCACCTCCGGGTGCGAGTAGCGGTTGCCGTCCTGGTCGGTGTGGTAGACGGTGAGATCCTTGTTGTTGAGCACGCGCGAGAGCAGGTCGTCGCCGTCGCGGCCGTCGGCAAAGGCGCCGCTTTCCTGGCCGTTGGCGTCGAGCAGCGCCACGTGGTTGACGCCCCAGCGGGTCTCGCGCAGCGCCTTGTCGCCCCCGGCCAGCGCCAGCGCGAAGCCGCCGGTACCGGGCAGGTAGCCCACCCGCACCTCGGTGGTGGGTCCGAACAGGTGCTGCGCAAAGCCCTCGTAGGCCGCGGTCTCGATCCACGGCGAGCCCAGCCGCGCCGCGATCTCGCCGGCCTTGAGATCGGCCGGGAACACCGCCCGCAGCGCGTCCGCGTTCTTGGTCAGCCCCGCCTGCAGCGCCTCGGCGTACTTGCGCTTCACATTGCCCGAGAGGTATTCCGCCGCCGGCTCGTAGGTCTGCTGGATCGGATCGAAAAAGGCGATCGGCTTTTCACCGTCGGTCAACTCGGCGATCACCGCGTTGGGGGTCTTGCTGGTGAGTTGGGCGATGTAGGCCGGATCCAGCATCCCGCGCTCGTTCAGCGAGACCGCCGCGCCGTCGCGCACGTTGGCGGCGGTGGTGGGGGCCACCCGCGCCAGCACCACCCGCTGGGTGAAGATCGGCATCTTCTTGGCCGATGGCTTGCGCGCGGGCACCCCGAGGGTCTTGGCGCGATCGGCCGAGACTCCGCGGTCGTAGTCGGTCTCCAGCGCCAGCAGCAGCGGCGCGTCGGGATCGGCGCGGAAGGCCCGCTCGTTGGCCTGGTCGGTGAGGTAGCCGTAGCGGGCGACGAAGGCGTCGTACTGCTCGTTCAGTTGCTGCCGCAGGTAGGACAGCCGCGCCAGCGGCGCGTCGGTCGCCTCGGCCCGCAGCAACTCGCGGTCGGTGTCCTTGATGGCGACCATGGCGCGCACCCGCGCCAGCCGCTCCACGCCCCATTTGGCCGGCTCCACCGTGACCCGCTGGCCGGTCTTGGGATCGAGCCGGGTCTCCGGCTTGGCGTCGGCGTTCCACAGCGTGTCGGCGGTGATCTTGACCAGCCCCAGGCTGCCGTCGGCGTTCTGCACCACCTGCTGCAGGAAGCCGTGAGCCTCGTGGTAGGAGCCGGTGTCGCCCGTGGGTACGCCGTCGTCGTTCACCGCCGCGGTGGCCTCGTGCTGCACCTCTTCCTCTGATTTACCGCGCGTATAGCGGTCCTCGGGCAGGGTGGCGATGACGTTGGCCAGGCCCACCGCCAGCGGCTCGTTCTTGCGCGGCTGCACCGTGACGTCGTTCTCATGCAGCATTTCGCCGCTGCGATCCATGGTGCCGAGGATCATTTCCGGATGCGCGGCGAAGTAGGCATTCACCCGGATCGGCTTGCCCCCCAGCGGGTCCGGCACTTCGGTGGTCTGGGTCCAGGTCTGGTCGGCGCCACCCCACTGGTCGCTCGGCAGCTTCTGCAGGATGACGATGTCGGTAACGACTTCCGTATTCGCGTTGGCGTAGAACGCGGTCCACGGCAGGCGAATGGCCCCGAGCAGTTCGGTGCGGTGCGCCAGGTACTCGCGCGCGGTGGAAGTCTGCGCATCCATCAGGTAGCGCGACACCACCTGGATCAGGATGCCGTTGGGGGCGAGCTTGTCGATCGCCTTGGCGAAGAAGTAGTTGTGCAGCGAGAACCCGCGCAGGTGGCGGCTGTGCTCGTCGAACAGCGTTTGCGGGCCGAACGGCGGATTGCCCACGGCCAGGTTGAAGTGGCCGTTGCGCATGTTGGTGTCCTGGAACCCCACGGGCCCCAGCACCGCCGCCTCCGGATACAGCTGCTTGGCGATACGCGCGGTAATGTGGTCCTGCTCCACCCCGGTGAGCGAGGTGGTGCTGCGCAGGTCCGCCGGCAGCAGGCCGAAGAAGTTGCCGCTGCCCATCGACGGTTCTAGCACTTTACCGCCGGTGAAGCCGAGGCGCTGCGCGATGGCCCAGATGCCCTCGACGATCTCGCGGCTGGTGTAGTGCGCGTCGAGGATGGTGCGGGCCGCGGCCTCGTGCTCGTCCGGGGTGAGCAGGTCGCGCACCTCGGCCACCCGGGCCTCCCAGCCCTTGGCCAGCTTGCCGCCGGGCGGCGGAAACACCTGCTTGAGGCCACCCCAGCCGACGTACTTGGCCAGGATCTTCTGCTCGTTCGGCGTAGCGCGGCGGTTCTCGCTCTCGATCTGCTTCAACAGCCGGATGGCGGCTACGTTGTCCTTGAACTTCTGGACCAGGCCCCCCTTGCCGAGTTCGATCTCGTCGGTGATTACGAAGTTGTGGGCTTGCGGGAAGGGCTCGCCGGGGGCGGTTGGTCCCGCATCCGATTGACCTCCGCTAGGGACGTGTACGCCGGGTTGTCCGGCAGCGGCTCCTGCGGGCTGCCCTTCTCCGGTGGCACCAGCAGGTGGTTCTGCATGGACAACTCCCACGCTTCCTCCTGCGTGTACCCCAGTTGTCGGCTGCTCTCCATTTCGCTCAACGTCAGATTGGCCGCGGCCTGCAGTTCCTGCTCCAGCTTCCCCGCCTGCTGGAGTGCCTTGTAACGCTTCGGCTGGAATTCTCTCCAGTGCTCCCGCCCCAGGTTCACCAGGGCCTGCTGGCTGAATGTGTGCACGTGCGGCCTCCGCGTCGATGTCGGCCGCCGGGGTCATCCCGACGGTTTCGAGCCCAGGCCACGAGCGTAACCCATCGTAAACCGTGCGCAAATAGGGCCGCACGCCTTCGCCCAGGTCTTCGATCATGGCCTTGCTGAACGCGGCGAACTCGCGCACGCCGGACTCGATGTAGGCCCCGGCGATAGTCACCAAGTCCTGGAACAGCTCCGGATCGAAGCCGGTGCGCAGCGTGCCCAGCTTCTTGCGCGACCGCTCGCGTGCAGCCGCTACCGCGTCCTGCGTGAAGACGGTGTTCTTGGCGAACTGCGGCTGCGCCGGTGTGGGCGCTGGCGCTTCCGGCGTCTTCATCCCCAGCGGGGCGGAGCCGGGCGGCGCTTCCACCTGCGGCGTCACCGGCTTCTTGGCGGCGGGCTCTTCCAGACCATGCACGTGCGACTCGAATTGCAGGTGCGCCGCATCGCCGAACAGATCGCGGTACTCGCCCATCTTGGCGTTGTAGAGTTCGCGCGTTTCGCGCAGCGCTGCCTGCACCTTGGTCCGCTTGTCCGGCGGCAGGCTGCCGCGCAAGGCCGTTTCGTCGGCTTCCTCCGCCTTCACCAGCCGCCGCAGTTCCTCCGCCACATCGGCGTGCCAGGCAGCAGCGGCCACCTGGTCGCCCGCCGCATACGGTGCCTCGCGCCCGGCGCGATTCATTTCCTCGACGTCGGGCTCGGGGAAGGTCTGCTGGAAGTCGTACTGCGGCCCTTCCGGCTCGCGCACGGGCGCCGCGCGGAGGCCCAGCTGCACCTCCCACGCCTCGATCTTGTTGCGCAGCTGGTCGATGGTGGGCTGCCGCTTGGCCAGCGCCTCGGCCTCGAACTGCGCCTTCGCCGCCTTGGACTCCACCGTCATGCTGGTGGGGAAGGTATGGCGGATGTTGGGCGTGGCCGCGCGCCAGTTCTCCATTGCTTCGGCGCTGGCCCGCTGCTCGATGCGGGCGATGTCGTCCTTGGCCTTGCGGATGCGCTGCTCCAGCGTCGCCGCCCGCTCGGCGGCCTTCTGCTCGGCCACCGCGCGCTTCTCGGCGTCGCGCTTCTGGCGCGGGGTCAGGCCCTTCGACAGCCAGAAATCGAAGGTCCGCTCGGGATCCTTCTGCGCCGCCGCGATCAGCTTGTCGATCCGCTCCGCCACGGCCTTGGCGTAGTACGGCGGTGCGCTGCTAGAGCCACTGTTCAGCCGCGCCTGCAGCCCGACCAGCCCGGCCCTCAACTCCCACAGCTCGCCGGCCTCTTCCGCCTTCTTGAGCGCCCCTTCCAGCGCCCGCTTGGCCTCGTCGCGCGAGCGATCCTGCTGCTCGGCATGGGTGGGAATGCGCCGCTCGGCCTTGGGCTGCTTCTGCAGCCAGGCGTGGAAGACCTTGCTGATCTGCCCGAGATCCCACGGCCCGACGGCGACGTTGCTGCCGGGGGTCAGCTCGACGCTGATGAGCATCTTCTCGGGACCGTGGCCTTCGCTGACGAAGATCCCCAGCCAGCCGCGCTTCTTGGGGTCATCGCGGATGTAGACCCCCAAGCTCTCGCGCGGCTTCCAGGCGGCGATGGCCCGATCGAAGCTCTCGCGCAAGCTGTCGCGGGAGCGCGCGATCGCCTTCTGCCCTGCCTCGGTCTTCAAGCCCGCGATGCGCTCGGCCTCGGCGTCGCCGGTCGGCTCCGCCTTCGCCCGCCCCGGCACCTGCAGGCCGTCCAGCCAGTTCAGCACCTTGTTGGCCTCGGCCTGCGCCGGCATCCCCTTGTTCTCCCGGCCCGCGGCAAACGACTCGGCATGGCGGCGTAGACGCGCGATCGCGGCGTCCAGCGCTTCCGCCCGGGTGGCGAAGCTGTGCCCATCGGCGCTCGGAGCGAAGCCGGTGCCGGTCATGCTGCCGTGGTTGAAGTTGGAGGACAGGCCCATGCGCCAAGTGCCGTCGCGCAGTTCGACCAGGTTGATCTCCGCCAGCGCGACGCCGCGCCAGTTCTTCTTGGTGACCGGCAGCTCGAGCGTTTCGGTCGGCTGGTACACGCCGGCCTGGTTGGGCGAGCGGCCCTCGACGTCGCGCGGATAGGCGGCGATCCGCTCCGCCTCGGCCTTCTCATCCGCTTCGCGCCGGGCCTTCAGTTCGGCCCGCTTCTTCTCCTGCTCGGGGGTGCTCGGCGCTTCGAAGATCGCCTTCCGCACGCCCATCTGAAACGTCTTGCCGCCCCGCACCTGCACCCGCCGGCCGTCGTAGAACGAGCCCGGCGGCTGGCCCTTCTTCCACTCGGGCCCCAAGCCGTCGGGCACCAGTTCCTGCACTTTCAGCTGCCACGGATGCGTGCTCCCGCCTTGCACTCCGGTCACCACCCACTGGCTGCCGGCGTGGGTGACCGGCGTGATGGTCGGCAGCTTGCCCGGCTTCGCCTCGCTCAATTTCATCCCGGCGTAGTGCTCCCGCCAGGCCTCGGCCTGCGCCTCGGTGACGGGGATGACTTCCTCTTCCGCTTCCTTCTCACGAAGGTGGGGCACCGGCTCCGTCGCCGCCTTGGCTTCCGCCACCTCCGCCGCCGCTTCCGGGCTGTGGGCTTCCTTGATCAGCCCCAGGATGCGGTTGCCGAGGTCGCTGTTGTAGCCAGCCTGGAAGGCGGCGCTCTTGAGCGCGTTGTAGGCGGCGGGATCGCCCGCGTCCATCATGTCGCGGGCTTCGTCCAGGGTCTCGCGGATGGTGGCGCCACGCTTGTGCTTCTTGGCATCCTCCGCGATCGCGCCCAGGGTCTCGTAGTTCCAGTGCGGCGGGGCCTTCCGCATCAGCAGATCCCGCAGCTGCTTGCGCACCGTGCCGCCGATCCAGTCGCCCGGCTCGTGGTGCATCCCCACCATCTTGCGCAGTTCGTCGAGCGCCCCCGGCTTGCCCTCGCGCAGATCGCGCTGCGCCCCCGCCAGCAGCAACTGCTCGTTGGTGTTGATGGCCGGCTTGTGTTCCTTCTGCGCCTTGGCGCTCTTCGCGGCCTTCACCGCCTGGTCGGCGGCCACGACTTCATTCAGCTTGTCGACCAGCGGCTGCAGATCCTCGGGGGTGAGGTGTTCAGTGGTTTCCGGCCTCACCGCCGCCGGTTCTTCTGTTACCGTCCCCGCGGCGGGCGCGCCTTCGGCAGGGGCTGCGGCTGGCGCTGCCTCTCCCGTTGTTTCTGCATGGCCTTGATCTGCCGGCTCACCTTCGCCTCTTCCCGTGTCTGCTTGATCCGTACCACTGGGCTCTCCTTCCGCTTCCTTCTCCTGCACCGCGAAGGCGCCGGGGGACTCCGGATGCTCGACCACCTCATGCGGCACCCCGGACTGCGTGGTCAGGTATTGCGCCTTCGCCTGGGCTGCGGCCTCCGTCGCGTAGGCCGGCGTGGTCAGCTGCGGGCCTTGGGCTTCGGGCGCACCTTGGCCGGCAACTTCAGCCCCTTGCTGGCCTGGTCCCACTCCGCCACCTTCACCCCCTGGCGCTCCAGTTCCTTCTGGTGGGTGTGGAAGTACCCCTGTTGCGCTCGGCTCTTGTAGGGCATTGACGCCTCCGGTGAGTGGATTGGCGGCGACCCCGCTGTCGACCGCTGCCGCCGCTGCCGCGCCGACGACCCCCGTACCCGGGTCTATTCCAGTGCGCTGCTGGGTCTCGACCCGCGCCTGGGCGTGCTCTTCCGCGGGCGTGAGCAGGCGCACCCCGAGGCGCGAGGCCAGTTGCTCCGGGTTGTCGCGGTGGGAGCGCAGAAACTGGTATTCGGTGAGCTCTTCGCGGGTGAGGTATTCCGGCTGCTGCCCGGGCACCACCCGCGCCTTGCCGTCCGGCCCCACGATGGTCTGGTCGGGGGTGCCGTTGGCCTTGCGCGAGAGTTCGTCCCAGCGGGTGGCGGCGTGCTGCAGCAGGGTGGCGGCCGACGATGCCGGCGCGTTGGGCGGCGCGGTGGGGGTCGTTGGGGGAGGCGTGCCGGGTCCCGGCCCCGTCGGGGGGGGTGGTTGGGTTCCGGTCGGGGGTGGGGTAGGTTGGCCGCCCGGGGTGGGTGGGTTCCCCGTTGGCGGCGGCTGGTTCGGCGGAGGGGTGGCGCCCGGCGTACCCCCGGCTGGAGGCGGCGGGGGCGGCCCCGTAGGCGGTGGTGCCGCGGTGCCGCCAGCAGGAGGCGGCGGGGGCGGTGGCCGCGTCGTCGCGTAGTTCTGGTAGAAGGCGTCGTTCTCCAGCGCGATCGGCTGGTTGGCGGCGATCTGGTCGTTGGCGTACAGCAGGAATGCAGCGGCGACGCCGGGGTGGTTCTCCTTCAGCGCCGCCCCGACGGTCAGCGCCGCCCCCTTCCGGTCGGTCGGGTCAGCAGTGCCGTTGCCCAGTAACTGCTGCGTCTGCCCGCGGCTGTAGTGGTTGTGGGCAGCAGCCGGGACACCCGTGATCAGGCCCATGACGACCGTCGGGCCGAACACGCTCATGGTGTCCTTCCAGGTCGCCCCCGGCCCGGCCCCGTAGGCGCCCTCGACCGCGGATTCGCCGGCCTGCTGGCCCAGTTCGACCGGGATCTCCTTGGCGATGACCCCGCCCACCGTCTTCACCGCTTGCTTGACCGGAGCCCCGAACAGCGACTTCACAGCGACCCCGCTGGCCCCCCCGGCCAGCTTCGCCTTGAGCGGCTTGGTCCACGCGCCAATCCCGATCTTGGAGAGGACGTAGTCGGTTGCGCCTTCGATGGTGCCGCTGATGTGGCCCGCCTCGTTGGCGTCGGCCTCCACCTTGGCCTGCACCTTGGGGTCGTACATCTTCTGCTGCGCCACGTGCAGTGCCTGGCCGTAGGCGTTGGCCGCCGCGACGCTATCGAACTGGCCGAAGTGCTTGCCGGTCTTGCGGAACTGGGCGATGGCCTCGGCGTTGGAGAGGATGCGGCCGTCGTCGCTGACGGTCGGAATCACGGTCTCCTGGCCGCCGAAGTTGACGCCGATGGTCTTGACCGTGCTGATGGTGCCGTCCGCGTTCTGCACCACCGGGCGGTCGGTGAGGTCGATGTTGCCGGGAGTGACCATACCGGGCGGCTTCTCGTCCAGCCCGCCGATCTTGGTCAGCTGCGCCTTCTTCACCTTGTCGTGGGTCTCCTGCGCCTGGCTGGCGTACCACAGCGGCACCCCTGCCACTGCGCCCCACTTGGCGCCGGTTATCGCACCCGCAGCAGCGCCCGGCGGCCCCCCGACCACCAAGCCGGCCACGCCGCCAATCACCGCGCCCGCCACCGTCGGGGCGAACGAGCGCACCGTGTTCTCGATCCCCGGCTCCACCCAGCCGCGGGTGTTGGTCCAGCTGTCCTCGCGCGCCCGCTGGCTGACCAGCGTTTCCTTCGGGGTGGTCTCGGCGCGGGCCTCGGCGCGGGCCTGCACGTCCTTGCCGTACTGCTCCAGCGCGGGCAGCCCCATACCGCTGCCGAACCACTGCTCGGTCTGCCCCACCATTTGCGGGATTGCTATCTTGGCCGCGCGCTCGGCGCTGCCCGGGACCGCCTTCATGGCGCCGATGAAGCCCTCTTCGCCCACTGGAGCCGAGAAGTCGAACTTCGGCGGTTCCTCCCCCGGCTCCAGCACTGGCGGCTTGGCGTCGGTGAACAGCCCGCCCTTGGCGGTGGGCGCGTTGGGGTTGAGGACGTCGTCGAACAGCCCCGGCTTGGAGGCCGGCGCGGCCGGGGCCAGCACGTCGTCGAACAGACCGGCCATGGCCTATTGCACCGCGGGGTAGCCGCCTGCGATCAGGCGCTTGTTGACTTCGTCCACCGGCATCCCGGCGGCGATCGCCTTCTTGGCGTCCAGGTGCGCCGCCGCGACGTCGGTATAGGGGCCTTTGGCCGCGCCCGCTGCGGCCGGTTGGCCGGTAATGGTGCCGCCGCCGGGCGGGTGCAGATACTCGCCGGTCTCGCTGTTGACCGGGACCCGGATCTTCCCTTGCTGCCCGGTGATCTTGTCCGGCTCGCCGAACGGCTGCTCGCCCATGATGAACTTGGCCTGGTGCGCTCCCGCTTTGCCCTCGTAGGCGTACAGCTGCCGGATGGCGTCCTCCTTCTCCTTGCCCGGCGGCAGCTTGTCGATCTTGGCGCGGAGGGCGGCGATCTGCTTCTGCCCCTCCAGCGTCTGTTGCTTGGTCTCGGTCTCCACCCCCTTGGTCTTGATGTCGGCCTTCTTGCCCTCGATGTCGACCGTCTTCCCCTCGCGCTCGAGCTTGGCTGTCTTCTCGTCGCCCACCGCCTTGCGGGCGCTGGTCACCATGTCCTGCGCGTGGCCCGCTTCCTTGAAGAAATCGCGGGTCGAGGGCTCGTTGGCCGCGCCGCGCCCGGCCGCTGCGGCGCGCTCGGCGTCGCTGGTGCCGGCCATGCGCGAACTCTGCGGGCCGAACACCTCGCGCCCGCGAGCGTTGATGCGCGCTACCCGCTCCTGATTGGCACGGTCAAAGGCGTTCATGCCGCCCTTGTACTGCTCGCCGAAGGCAATGTTCTCCTGCATCCCGCGCCCGCGCGCCTCGTAGGCCTGCTGCTGGTCGGCCCGGTCCTGCGCCTGGCTGGCCGCGTACTGCGCCTTCACCGCCGCCAGCGCCTCCGGATTGCCGCCGCTGCCCAGCCGGTCGAGATCGCTTTGCGCATAGGTCTGGTTGCGCGCCTGCACCGTCGGCGTGCCCATCACGTGCTGGTTGCCGAAGTCGATCGCCGCGCTGCCCACGATTGGCCCGCGTGGCGGGCCAGTCATCTGCGCACCCGTGGCCGCTGTTTCCTGGGTTCCCGCATAACCGCGCCCGGCGTAGCCCATCCCGCCTTCACCCCCGCCGGCATAGGCTGGGGGCGGCGTGGTGTAGCCGCGGGCGGCCAGCGGCAAGCCGCCCTCGTTGCCGCCACCGAAGGCGGGCGCGGGTGCCGGCGGCCCCAGCGGCTGCGCGCCGAAGGAGCCGGTGGCCGCGGCCTCCACTGGACCGGAGGGGACAGCAGCGGCCATGGCGGCCCGCTGCGTGATCGGTGGCGCGGCCATGGGTGCCGGGCGCGGCGCTTCCGACACGTTGGCGGTGATCGGCGGTGCGGCCCCTGCCTGCGGGTAGATCGGCGGCGCCGAGAAGCCCGGATTGACGGCCGGGGAGCGCCCGCTGGCATACGGCGCTGGCGGCGGCACCGGCGGGGCGTTGCCGGTGAAGTACCCGGGATCGCCCATCGAGCCAAACTGCTGGCTGCGCGGGATGTAGGCCGTGGTTTGCAGATCGGGATCGTCGGGCATGGCGTGCCTCTCAACTGGTGGTGGTCTTGACTTCGCCGGCCAGGGTATTGAGCCCGGAGAGCGCCGACTGCGCGGTGGCGGCGTAGTCGTGGCCAATGGCCGCCGACAGGGTGGCGATCGCCTGCGCCTTGCCCAGGTTCATGCGGTTGACCTCGCGGATGTCTTCCAGCGCCATGCGCACGGTCTCCAGCATCGCCTTGGCGGCCATGTCGAAGTAGGAGATCTGGCTGCGGTAATACTCGCCGCGCACGGTCTGCTCCGACAGCCGGGTCTTCAGCTGCAGGTCATAGTCCTCGTGCTCGGCCTTCACGCTCTCGATCTCGGCCTGGTTGAGGGCTCTATAGGCGTTGATCTGCGCCTCGTAGACGCGGGTGTTGCCCTCGTTCTGGCGCTGCTTGGCCTCGATCTCGCTGATGCGGCCGGTGAGGATGGTGCGGAAATACTCGGCCTGCGCGCTGTAGCCACGGATCTGCTCCACGCTGCCGTTGACGTCGGCCACTGCCCCGCGCACCGCCGCCTCGTACCCGGACCAGCCAGCCGAGTAGGCCGACACCGTCGCCGCATAGGCGCGCACGTTGGCGTCGTACAACTCCACCTTGAGCTTCTCGATGTCGCCGCGCAGCCGCGCGCCCTGCATTTCGGTGTTGTAGATGGAGGCCTGCACCTCCACCGCGTGCAGCTGCGCGGTGTAGAGCTCCACCCGCGCTTTATCCACCGTCACCTTGGCCAGCTCGCCCTCGATCTGCGCCTTGTAGAACTCGATCACCATGGTGGCGGCCTTCAGCTGCGCCTCGTACAGGTGAATGCGCGACTCTTCCAGCTGGATCTGCACCTTGGCGTACTCGATGGCGAGACCGTAGACCTTCGCCACCTGCTCCACCACCGCGATCGCGTATTGCAGCGCCTGGCCGTTGACCTGCACCAGATGCCCGTAGTAGCTGATGGCCGCGCTCATGTGCGCAGTGGAGGCATTGCTGCGGAGCGTGAGAGCGAATTGAATGTTCTGCTGCTCCAACTCGGCGTTCTTGACCATGATCTCGTTGGCCGTGCGCGCCAGGTTGTCGCGGTAGCTCTGGTCGATCTCCTTGGCCTGCTGGTAGACCAGCGGCGGCGGCAGGGTGAAGCCCAGCTTGGCCCCCTCGGCATAGGCCCCGGCGCGGGCGCGGGTGTACTCCGCCCCGTTCTTGTCCAGCGCCCGGTTGTAGAGCGCGTCCTCCTGGATGGGCGTGAGGCCGGTGCCGCCCAACAGGAACTGGTCCAGCTTGGCCTCCATCGCCGCCACCCCGGCGCGCAGCGTCGGGTAGTAGAAGTCGATCCAGGCATCGAACTGGGCCCGCAGCGCGTTCTGCATGACCGGGCTGATGGTCTCGAACTGCTGCCGCAGGAGGTCGTCCAGGTTGTCCGGCGGCGGCCCCGGATCGCGCGGCGGCGGCCCCGGCTGGTACACCGGCAAGATGAGCTCGGGCGTCGGCGGCAGGTTGATGTCGCTCATCGGCGGCACCGGGATCGCGTCGATCTTGCTCTGCAGTTCGGGCGGCATGGGGATGCTGGCCACGATCTGGTCGATGTTGAGGTTCGGCTGCGGCCCGATCTGGCTCGGGTTGGGCACCGTCTGCGCCGGCTGCGGCGGGGCCACGTAGCGGCGCACGTCGGGCGGCTTGCCCGGCTCGGGAGGCTCCTGCAGGTCGCCCGGGTCGATCAACTCCGGTGGCCCGTCGGGCGGATCGGCCGGATCGAAGCGGCTACCGGCATAGCCAGGGATCGCCACTGGGTTGGGCGGCAGCGGCGGCACCAGGCTGTTGAGCCCTTCCAGCAGGTCGTCGGGCAGCCCCACCGCGCCGAGGCTGGTGATGGCGTTCATGGCCTGCCCCATGGCCTGGCCGGCGCCGAACAGCACCTGCGAGGCGTAGAACCTCGCGTCGGTGATCAGGTCGTCTACGTGCGCCATATCTTCCTCTGCTTGCTGACGTCGAATTCGGCGCTGGTTTCCTCGAGCACGAAGTCCTTGCCGTCAGGGTTGGTGAGGCTCATCTGAATGTAGCGGCCTTCGAGCCCCCTGCCCACGTCGATGCGGTGATTACGCGCGGTATCGGTGGCCTCCGGGGTGTAGGTGTACGGATTGAGCGTCGCCGGGTCGTCGTCGACCGCCACGCTCACCTCCACCGTGGCCGGGATGTGCCCGGTCAAGAAGATCGAGCGCATGGTCTTCAGCAGCTGCGCCCGCTCGCTCACCGCCGCCCGCCCCATGGCCCCGGGGAAGTCATGCGGCGGATGCGCCACCTGGGCCACGATCGGCACTCCATCGAAGGTCTCTCCGCCCAGCTGGAAGATCCCCGAGGGCGTGATGCCGAGGTAGGCGCTGCCGAAGCGCACGATGCGTTCGAACGGGTACTGGGTGTAGCGCGAGCTGGCGGTGCTGGTGGTGCCCTCGGCGTCCTCCAGCAGGGTGATCGAGTAGCCCTCGCTGTCGTCCGGCGCGGCCAGGCCGGGCAGCGGATTGCCCGCTGCCACAAGAATGCCGCTCGGTCCAATGGCGAATAAATCGCCCCACAGCGCCTGCAGGGCAGGACCCACTTCATCGAAGACCCCGAACTCGCCACGCGCGACGCCGCTCGCCACCAGGGTGCCGCCGGGGCCGATGGCGAGGAAGCTGCCCGCCGCGCCCGCGTTGCCGATCGCGCCGCCGGTGCCGCCGGTGCTGCTGCCCAGCGTGCCCGCAGGCCCGATTTCATTGAAGTACCCACCGCCGTAGGCCTGCAGCGTCCAGCCGCCGAAGTGCTCGCCGAGGAAGCCGCCGCCGATGCCGACGGTGCCCTGGATGACGAGGTCGCCGACCGGCCCGATTTCATCGAAGGTCCCGAGGATGGCCGCGGTGCCGGTCGCTACCAGGGAGCCCGCCGGGCCGGTTTCCTCGAAGATCCCGCCACCCCACGCATCGAGGGTCCAGCCGCCACCGTGGAGGCCGAAGAAGCCCCAGCCCACCGGCAGCCCGGTCACCGGATCGTTGCCGACCGCCGGGGTGTTGCCCTGGCCGATCAGTTGATACTCGCCGCCGTGGGTGTTCTCGAAATAGCCGCCGGTGAGCACCGCCGACATTTCGAAGGCCATGCAGACGAAGTTGCGCCACTGCCCGCCGATGCGGCCGGGCCAGTCGCCGTTGTAGTCGGGCTCGTAGCCGTCGGTGGGGGTGCCGGTGGACGTCGGCGGCACGAACGGCGGCGGCCCATCCACCCCGACGAAGCCGCCATCTACGTTGGCGGCGAAGCCGTCGATGCTGCCGATGAAGGCCCGGCACGTGCCCACCACGCTCTGCAGGGTGGTCATGAAGCCGGCGAACGGCTGCAGGACCCCCACCAGAATGGCGTACTGCGGTTGCAGGGTCTCGCCGCCGCCGGCGCCTTCCTGCCCGCCGCCGCCATCGCCGACGAAGCCGGTGATGCGCCCGCTGCAGGTAGCGTAATTGGCCCCCGCGCCGCTGCCGCCGAAGCCGCTGCCCACGAACTGGGTCCACTGGCCGCCGCTGCGGCCGAACCAGTCGCCGGTCAGAGGATCTACCGGGCCGCCTTGGCCCGGGCCGGGGACGGTGCCGTCACCCGGGGTCCCCGTGCCGGGCGTAGTACCGTTGCCGGGCTCGCCGACGCTGCCGCCATTCCACGGCCCGTAGCCCGCGCCCTCGCAGCGCCCGACGAAGTTCCGCAGCGTCCCGCCCATGCGCTCGGGCCAGTCGCCGTTGGGATCGACCGGCTGCGTGGGATCCGGGGGGTCCGAGGGCGGCACCCCGTTCGGCATGGAGCTGTCGGACGCCACGCAGTGGAAGTGCCCGAGGGTGCCGTTGGCGCCCATCCACCAGATGAACTCACCCGGGCCCGGGGGCGGTACGGGGCCGGTGCCGGGGGTATACCCGGGGCCGGTGGGCGGCCCGATGCTCCCGATCCCCGACGGCGGGCCGGGCGGGCCCCATGGGACCGGCGGGGCATAGGCCTCGATGTGGGCGTCGTCGATCTCGTCGCCGCCGAAGTATTCGGCTGCGTCGGCCCACACCACGCCGCTGGAGAGCAGCAAGCTGCTCCACGCCAGCGCGCCGTTTTTGAAGTAGGTGACGCGCCCGTCGAGCCCGCGCGCGATGATCCACTCGTCGGCGGTAGAGAAGGGCGCCAGCGCGTTCAGCGCGACCCCGTTCTCCATGTACTGGAACTGGCCGTTGGTGCAGTAGACGCCGTGGGTGATGTTGCTGTAGCCGCTGCCCAGCGGGTTGGGGGTGAGGCCGGTGACGATGCCGACCGCATCCGGGTCCAGCTTGAAGCGGTACTGGCCGCTGGTGGTGATGCTCTGGATGGAGTCCGCAGCGGCGTTCCAGCCGGGGTTGAAGTTGGCCTCGCGCCCGGCCACGTGCTCGGGCGGGCCGGCGGGCACCCCGGCGACGGCGGGGTAGCACTGGGTAACGACGGTGTAGTGGCCAGTGCCGGCAGCTCCACTACCGGCTGGGATCGGGGCCGCCGGCACCGCGCCGCCGCCGCCGCCGCCACCCCCGCCGCCGGTGCCGGGGAAGCCGGGCAGATAGATGATGGTGCCGGGTTCGTAGGGCTGCCCGGTACGCGGATCCACCCCGTTGTAGGGACCGTCCGGCACCACGAACCAGCCGCCCTCGCCGCCGGTGCCGCCCGGGTTGGCGCCGCTGCCGGCGCCGGAATACACCACCGTATCCTGACAATAGGCCGGCTGCGGCGGGATCGCGGGGGTGCCGGGAATGTCGTAGGCAGGGAACCCGGGGTCGTAGTTCTTGCGCAGAATGGTCATGGCGGCACGATCTCCTGCGTCTGGTCGAAGTCGGTCCAGAAGGTCGATGGCGGCGGCGGGCCTAGCGTGCCGGCCTCGACCGAACTGACGGTGCCGGAGGCCGGTGTGGCAGCATCAAGCCAGAAGCCGACGGTGCCGGGCGCGGTGACATAGGCCGCGCTGGTGGTGTAGCCCAGCACCCCGTCGATGTAGATGCGCAGCACGGCACCTTCAAACTCAAGGCGCAGCAGATAGTTATTGGGGTTGGCCGCCGGCAGCCCGGGAGTAGACCCATCCGCGCCATCGACGATGGAAATGCCGGGGTCGGCCCCGCCGCGCCACGCTTCCACGAAGAAATACTGATGCGAAGCATCGCCGCCGTTGAGGCCGAAGAAGATGCCTGCCCCGGTGGCCTCGGTGTAGCGGATGCCGAACCCGGCGTACATATCCTTCATGCTGCTGCCCACGATTCGCGCTTCCATATAGCCATCGGCGGAAGCGATGGCGGCGTTGGAAACCACCGCTGCATACTTGTTGAAGCCGGTGGTATCCAGCCGCACCGCGTTGCTGACGAGGGTGAAGCCGGCGTTGCGCGGGCTGAAACCCCTGAAATAGAGGTTGGTCGAATAGGCCCACGTGTGGCCCGATTCGCCGGTGTGCCCGGTGATGTCGCCGGACCCGGTGAAGGTGTCGTTGAGCACGAGGATCGGCGCCAAGGTCAGCGGCTGCGGCTGCGGCGGCTGCACTTCCTTCACAAACACTGTGGGGTCCACCGTCGGCACGAAGCTCGGTTGACGGGGGATCACGCTGCGCAGCGCGCCCACGATCTCGGTGGTCTGATCAAAATCAGTCCAGAAGGTGGAAGGCGGCGGCGGCGGGAAGGTGGTCACCGTGGCGCGGTCGATCGACCACACATCGCGGGCGCTGCCGTTGGCGCCGTTCTGCAGGTACAGATAGGCCCGCCCGGCTGCGGGCACGATCGGGCCCTCAATGGTGCCGTCGTCGGTCAGCGAGAACACCAGCACGTCGTTGAAGTAGACCGACATCAACTGCCCCACCAGCCGCAGCTCGCAGGAGAAGTTGGCAGCATTGAGGCCGGCGCGAGTGCCGCTGCCGCCTTCAAAAATGAAACTATGACTGCCACCGTCCAGCGATCCCTTGTTGAGGGACCACTGAATATCGTTGCTGGCGCGGGTGCGCAGGTTGAGCTTCAGGTAATAGCCGGCGATCCAGCTGCCGGTGCCATTCTGGAAGCGCACTCCGAACTCCAGCGTGTCGGGCCCCTGCGTGGTCCCGCTGGAGGTCACCCGCAGGCCGGACAGCTTGAAGCCGCAATCGGGCTGGCTGAACACCGTGGTGGTCCACATTTCGTCGAACTGGAACGCCGCCGCCGCCGGCACCGATAGCCGGCCGCCGCTCTGCGCGGCCAGATGGGTATCGGAGAAGTGCGGCGGGAACGACGGCGCGGTCCAGCCCGAGGGGAAGCCGCTGCCGACGAAGTCGTCGTCCAGCTCGACGGTATCGCGCGGCTGCGGGGTCAACGGCTGCGGTTGCGGCGGCTGCGGTTCCACGGCGAACACCGTGGGATCTACCGTTGGCACGAAGGACGGTTGACGGGCCGTCACGCGCGAGCGGAAGGCCCCGAGGATCTCCTGCGTTTGATCGAAATCGGTCCAGAAGTTGGAGTCCGGCGGCAGCGGCGCATCCCGCAGCCCGACGGTATCCATCAGCAGGGTGGTGTTGTTCATTTCCATGGCGAACCCCACCAAGCCCGCCCGCAGCAGCGTACTGCCACCCTCGAAGAAGATCATGGTTTCGCCGCTGATGCCCAAGAACAGCCGATCGTTGATCAGCGAAAACTCGATGATCGGATTGGACGAGCTGTTGTCGGGCAGCGCGACGCCACCGAACCCCTGCAGATCGAGGTTGTTGATCCCGTCCGCGTAGTAGCGGTGGAACCAGCAGAAATAATTGGCAGCCGACCGGGTCATCTTGACGGCATAGCCGGTCGGATGCGCTCCGCTGTCGTCCCAGCGCGCCAGCAGGTACACGCTGCCGCTCTCACTGCGCGGCCACACGGGCTCGATATGGACCAACTGATCGGGGGAGCGCGGCGGCCGGGTGACCAGCACGGCGTTCTGCGCTCCTGCCGTGCAGGTCAGGTGGCTAGACGCCACCGTCATCTGGCTGGCCGCAGCCGTTGCAAATGGCCCCTTCGCCGCCAGCCAGTTGGAACCGTCTTCGGTGACGTGCCCGAGGATGTTGCCCGGGGTACCGTCGAAGCGATCCATGACCCGGTAGGTGTCTTCGATGGCGGGCATGGCTACTGGATCAGCAGGCAGGTGGAGAAGCGGGCCATGCGCGTGCTCACGAAGGCCGAGTTGGGCGATCCGCTGTAGTTGGAAGCCGGGTAGAAGAGGGCGGCCAGCTGCAGATCCATGAGGCCTCCGGTGCCGCTGTAGGAAGAGCCCCCGGCGTAGTAGGAGCCGCCTTGGTAGGCGGTCTCGGGGTAGTAGCCGTTGTAGCCGCCGGTCCACTGCACGTGCAGCTCCAGCCACTCGATGCCGGTGGGGACGTCGAGCAGGCGCGTTTTAATGAGGTCGGCGCGCAGCAGCGCCTTGGACAGCAGATCGAAGGGCTGCGTCAGGGTGCCGTCAGCCAGCCCCTTGTTCACCGCCTTGTTGTATAGCTCGACGAAGCTGGTATCCACCACGCTGCTGTTCACCTCGAGGTGCACCGCATCGAAGATCACGTGCTCGAAGGCGTCGGGGTCGTCCATGATCGGCGTCAGCGCGTCGTGGTTGCCGACCGGGCCGAACAGGCCGTGCTTGTTGTAGATGTGCTTCTGGTCGAAGAACGCCCACGTGCCCTCCGGATGCACGAAAAACGTAGAGTCTGGTGCCACGTGCAGGCGGTTCATGATCTCGTCGGCGTAGGCGTACCAGCTGAACCGCGGCGCGGTGATCCACAGCAAGTTGCTCGGCGGCAGGTAGACGTTCATGGCGTTGGCCCACCAGCGCAGCAGATCGCCCGCCGGCGTGGTGTAGCCGGTGCCGGTCTTGTAATGGAACACGCCCTCGCAGTAGTAATTGCGCAGGTTGGAGAGATCGGTGTCGCTCCAGTCGCGCAGGTCGTTCAGCGGCATCAGCAGCAGCGTCGGGTCGGCCAGCACCGTGGCGCGCGGGTTGAAGGTCAGCAGGTCCTCGGTGAAGTAGGCCTTGATGTCGTCCCGCATGGTCTCGGGGTAGAGCGTGCGGCGGTATTTATTCAGGGTAATGATGAACACCACCTTGTGCACCGCCTGATACGGATAGGCGAACGCCGTCACGCCACCGGGCGCTCCGCTGCGCGGCTGCAGGGTGCGGTTGAACTGCTCCACGTAGGGCATATCGAACACGAACGACAGCGTCGGCAAGTCGTAGTCGATGAGCGAGCCGCCGCGCCAGCCGCGAATTTCCTCTTCCACCAGCCCCGCGCCCAGCTTCTTGAGCGAGAAGAACGACAGCACCGCGCCGTCGGCCGCGCGCCAGTAGCGCTCGATGTCGAGGAACACCATGTCGCCGGCCAGCGCATCGAAGCTCGGGTTCTCTTCCGTCCAGTCGGGCGCCTTGATGTCGTACCAGACGTAGCCGGCCAGCATGGTGCAGTAGGGCGTGGTGGTCGGCCGCCGGATCTGGTTGGTGACGATGGTGAAGGTGAAGTCCTCCGGGTTGGGGCCCGTGAGGTCGATGTTGAGCGCCACCTCGAGCACCCCGGGCGCGATGCAATAGCGCTGCGGCAGGGTGGCCGCATCGTAGAAGGCCGACTGCCGCGCGGCATAGCCAGCGTTCTGGTCGCGGAAGGTATTGAAGTCGGTGAGGGTCAGCGGGTTGCTGCCGACGCTGGTGGTGAAGTAGGTGGTGTCGTAGTTCGACGCCACCCGCTCCATGACCACCGCCACCGCCGCGCCGCCCTCCGGATGCAGCTTCCAGTCCAGCTCGGGGAACTCGACCAGCCCCGGCTTCACGTTGGCAGCGTAGAAATCCTTGAACTTGCTGGTAGGCCGGAACACCCACGAGGGGAAGGTGGGCGTCGCCATCTTCACGTACATGGGATCCACGTTCTGGTCCGGGATGCCGTCGTGGTCGGCGTCCAGCAGCGCAGTTATCTGCGACGTGGGGAAGGCAAAAAACTGATTGAAGGCGTCTACATAGATGGCGAATTCGCGGGTGCCGTAGGTGTCGTCCTGCACCACCTGCACGCCGGCTGCACGCGGCCAGTCGGCCGCTCCCATCAGGTAGGCATAGCGAACCGGGTCTAGGTTTTGGCTGTCGGCATAGGGGATGTCGTACATGATGTCGCGGCTGCCGTGGGCGTCCCACGGTCCCCGCTGGGCAGCCATCCCAACGTCGGCACCACCCTCGAAGTTAAAAGCGCGGAGGAAGACGCCGGTGAATGGATGGTTGGGCGCCCAACTGTCGTAAACCATCTTGCGGTATTTATGCGGGGCATCGGGGGGCCTATAGGCAACGGGTTCGTCGTACAGATCCAGTTGATGCGCGCGTTTTACGCGCGAGGTTTCCACCGTGCTGTTGGCGCGCTTGCCGCCGAGGATCTCGGCCCGCGGCCCGCCTTCACCTACGGTAACGCCGACTACGGCCGCCTTGTAGCTGGTGGAGAAGGTGACCCCGCCCTGCGTGATCGACTGCGTCTGGATCGGGTTGCCCGAGGTCTCGAACTCGAAGTACAGCGGCTCTTCCTGCGTGATGCGGATGTACTGGAACGGCGGCGCCTGCTGCACGTCGATGAAATAGCCGCCGATCCGGAACTTCTGGCGGAAGAAGCCGCCGGGGTCGATCGCCTCCAGCGCCTTGATGCGCTTCAAGGCGAACGGCAGGTAGATGCCGGCGAGCTGCCCCCGCAGCAGCTTGTGCAAGACCATGCACTAGCTCGGGATCATGCTCTGCGAGAAGTAATTGAGCGTGAAGGTGCTGCCCGAAGTGAGAGCCGTGGCGCCCACGTTCATGTCCGCGCCGCCCACCCCGATGGTCCCCTGCAGGCGAATGAACACCGTGGAGAGGGTGCCGTCGTCCGCGCTGTTCACCACGCGGTAGAAGGACGCGGTGCCGCCGACGGTGTTGGTCCCCACCCAGGTCTCTCCCGGGGCCTTCAGCAGCACGCCCGCCGCCGCCGCGGTATCGAAGTTGAGGTTCCCCCCCGCGCTCTTCACCTCGTTCAGCAGCACCGCGCTGCCGATCGCGGCGTCGGCGGAGACCGGCACGGTGCCGGAGTAGACGCGGATGCGCATCGCGGAGTACGCGCCCTTGAGGCTGCCGGTGGCCAGCACGTAGTTGCACAACCCGGTGGATTGCTTCTGTGCCATGGGGCTCTCCCTAGCTCTTCGGCAGCGTGTAGCGGAAGCTGGTGATCACCAGCGGAGTACCCGCGACGCAGTTGATGTTGGCGAGGTTGAGGTTGGCCCCCGCCACGCCCACGCTCATGTCCATGCGCGAGAGCACCAGCGAGGCCACCCCCGCATCCGCGGGATTGCCGACGAAGCGGCCCCAGCCGATGGTGCCGGCCGCGATCGCGGTGCCCTGCCAGTTCTCCGGGGCCTTGTCGATGTTGGGAGCGGTGCTGGTGCCGACCATGGAAAGACCGTTGGCGGTCGCCCCCGCCACCCAGGCCGCGCCGTCCTTGCTGATGACGCCGACCAGCACCGTGCCCGGCGGGATGGCGCTGTCGGCGTCCGCGGGCTGGGTGCCGGTGTAGAGGTTGATCACGCCAAACGCGAGCGCCGTCTTGAAGCCGGAAGTACCCAGCATGGCGGCGCGGAGTCCCGTGCTCAAATTGACCATCGTTGTCTCCTGTTTAACCCGGGTTGAAGGCGTCGCCGCCCCGTCGTAACGCGACCACGTAGCGCCGCATTCCCTGTTGCTCGACCACCGTGCCGCCGGCAAACAGCCCCGGGGCCACGCTGATGTTCGATCCGGTGAGGTTCTGGAACGGACCCAGGCGCGCAGCTCCGCGTAGCGTCCAAATGTATACGTGGCCCCGGTGCTTGCAAGCGTGATGGCCGGGCACCACGCCGAAGGGCGCCACCAGCTTCAAATTGCCGTCCCACTCGTAGATCCCGCGGTCTGTTCCAATGCCCAGCAGCGCCTCCGACGCGCACAGCACCCGCACCTCGCCCGGTACCGCCAGGCCGTCGCCGTAGTGGAAGTGCGAATAGGCCAGCGGCAGCGACGGCCAGATGACCGACATATCGCTGCCGGGGAAATACTCGGCCACGAAGCAGCGCCCGCCGTAGAAGGCCGGCATCAGCCCGCGCACCGGGCTCGCATTGAGGAAGCGCAGGTTCGCGCCCAGGCGGTTGGCCGCGTGACTGTAGGTAACGGGGCCGGTGACGGCCTCGGCCAGCAGGTAGAAGGTGAAGTCATCCTTGCGGGTGACGTACACGCTGGCGCCCACTGGCGCGGTGATGTGGATGGCGCTGTTGTCGGGCACCGTCAGCGCCACCACGTCGCCGTTGCCGCTCTCGCGCCCGTCGGGGCTGCGCTGGGTGCAGGTAACGCGGTAGACCCCGCCCGCGAGAATCCCGCTGCCGATCACGCAGGCCGGGGCCGCGGGCAACGGCAGCCGCCAGGCGCGGTATTCGTTGCCGACGATCCAGCCGTAGTCGGTGCCATTGGAAAAAAACACCTGGCCGTTGGCTTCGGCGAAGTAGGCGCGGTCCATCGCCAGGCCGGTAGTGAGCGTGGCGAAGCTGGTGAGCCCCGGGTTGAGCGCGCGTAAACTGCCGCCGTCGATCACGTACAGCCGCTGGAAGTCCTCGGTGGCGTAGGCCCCGGAGATCAGGCTGGCGCTGTATGCAGTTTGTGCATATCCGCGCGCCCGCTGCAGGTTGCCCTCGTCGGTGATCTCGACGTTGTCGGCGCGGGTCTGGTAATGCCAGTCCAGCTTCAACGGGTTGTCGACGTTGTTGAGGCCCTTGAAGCCTTTGACGGGGGCGAACATCAGCGATCCTTGATGCGGAAGTACAGCGTCTGGTCTTCGGTGCGCCCGGCCAGGGTCACGATGCGCACCGTCACGCCTTCCACCAGCGGCGGCGCGGGCGGCGTTGCGCGGGTGCCGCCGGCCAGCCACACCTTCACCCGCTTGGCCCCGGACACGATGACGCTGGTCTGCACCGTCATGGTGGCGCCCGGCGGCTGCACGACGGTCTTCTGGGTGATGGTGTCGGTCCCCAGCCAGTCATCGAAAATCCAGTCGTAGTCCTTGATGGCGTCGGGATCCTTGCGGATCACCCAGCGTTCGCCCTCCAGCTCGAAGGTCTCGGTGGTCATGCGGCTCTCCTTTCGAACGGGAAGGCAACGGTGCGGTCCTGCACCGGCACGCTGTAGCTGCGATCCTCGCCCGGTCGAATGTAGCTGCGGTCCTCGCTTGGGAGCGCATAGCTGCGGTTCTCGCCCGCGAAGCTGACCGCGCGCAGTTCCGCCGGGTGGTAGTAGAGGCGGCCGGAAGCGTCGTCGAGGGCGGTGAACTGCACCAGCCAGTCGGAGGCGCTGGCGCTCTCCGCCACGCTGGCCAGCACGATGCCGCTGGTGGAGAGGAAGTCGCTGGCGTTGGCGCTCTCGGCCACCGCCGCGTTGCGCACCACCAGCGCGGTGAGGCTGTCGCCCGCGTTCGCGGTCTCCGCCAGGCTGACAGCAGCGGACAGGAGGCGACTGCAGCTGTCCGCTGCGGACACGCTCTCCAGCACCACCAGCACGGTGCCGGTACCGCCGACGGCGACGTCGAGCGCCTGCGAGCTCTCCTGGATCGCCACCCCGACCACGAACAGCGCCGTGGGCCCGTCGAGTGCCTGTGCGCTCTCCGCAACCGAGGCGGCGAAGCTGCTCGCCGCTCGCGCGACTGAATCCGTTGCTGCTGCGCTCTCCGCGATCGCCGCGTTGGCGTCGCGCAGGCGATCGGTGCTGTCGCTGGCTGCCGCGGTCTCGGCGATGGCGCCGACGGCGATGACAGAAGCGCTATTTGTATTGCCGGCCGCCGCGGTCTCGGCGATCGCGCCCAGCGCGATGACAGAAGCGCTATTTGTATCGCCCGCCGCTGCGCTCTCGGCGATGGCCTGGGTGGCCCCGGTGGCGCTGCCGTCGGCGCTGTCGGTGGCGGCTGCGGACTCCGCAACTGCAGCCACAAACTGCACATTTGCAGTGAGGGCGTCAGTCGCCGCCGCCGTTTCGGCGATGGCCACGATGCCCTGCAGCACGCTGGCGTTGGTGCTGTCGGTCGCGCTGGCGCTCTCGGCGATCGCCGCCGGAATGATGTCTACTTCGGCCGTGCTGTCGCCGGCAGCTGCGGTTTCCGCCACCGCCGCCAGGCGGGTGGAGATCCCGCTGGCGCTGTCGCCCGAGGCCGCCGTTTCAGCGACATCCGCCACCCGCAGCGCGGTGGCGCTGGTGCTGTCGGTGGCCGCTGCCGTTTCGGCGATGGCGGCCAGCCGCAGCGAGAGCCCGCTGACGCTGTCGCTCGCCGCCGCCGTTTCCGCGATCGCGCCCGCTGCCGCCAGCAGCCGATCGACGCTGTCGGTGGCTGCCGCGCTCTCCGCTACCGCTGCTACGCGGCTAGAGACCCCGCTGACGGCCTCCGTCGCGGCGGCGCTCTCGGCGTAGGCCGCGGCGTAAACGACACTGGCGCTGACGGCATCCGTTGCCGCCGCGGTCTCCGCGACGGCCTTCCCAGCCTCCGCCGGCACCGTCAGGCGGAACCACGTAACTCTCCCGACGCGGACTGCCGCTGTGGAGGTCAGCAGCAGCAGCAGCATGGCTCAATACTCGTAGCCGACGATCAGCACGTCCACCGTGGGCGCGTTGGTGGTGTAGGTCGAGTTCACCGTGACGCAGAAGCTCAAGGTGCCGTCGCCCGGGATCTCGTAGCCGTCGGGGATGTCGATCTGGATCCGGTCCCACGCCGAGGCCACCGCCGCGGTCGCGGTGCGCGCCTGCAGCACGATCGGGGTGCTGGTCACGATCGCCGCGCCGGCGGTATTGATCCGCAAGCTGTGCACCGTGGCCTGAATGGTCGCCGTGGCGTTGCCGCGCGAGGCGAACACGATGTACTGGATGCGGAAGGTCTTGCCCGAGGTGGGCGTCATGCTGGTGCTGGTGCTGGTCGCCGCGGTCCCGCTGCTCTTGGTGAGGGTGAGGATGGTTTCCGTGCCGGTGGTACCCGGGGCTGCCGCCGTCGCGTAGTAGCGCACCGCCACCCGGCCGGCGTCCTTGAGATCCTGCGTGGCCACGCCGGTGGTGCCTTGCGTGCCCTTGGTGATCGCCGGCATCCGGGTGACATCGACGTCGAGCCCGTTGGCGGTGTCGCCGCGCTGGCGATCCCACGTGGTGCCGTTGAAGAGGGCCTGATAGGCGATCACCTCTTCCATGTCCTGCTCGTTGCTGCGCGCGTCGCCCGGCCGCACGGAGCTGCCGCGCTGATTGACGCGATGCAAGATGGTCTGCAGGCGGAAGCTCGACTGCGCGCTGCCGGTGTTGGTGTAGACCACCCGCAGGTAGCGCAGCGCGCACTGCACCGTTACGTGCTTGGCCGCGCCCGCGGCCACCGTGTAGACGTCGGCCACGTCCCAGTTGGTCCCGTTGGACGACTGCTGGATGGAGAGGCCGTCGGTCGCGCTGGCGACGTTGGCAAACACGCTGACCGTGACCACCGCGTAGTCGGTGATGTCATCAGCAGTGCCGGTGAAGGCAGCACCGGAACCCAGCGTGGTGCTCGAGCTGTTGTTGGTGGAGACCAGATTGCCGGCCAGCGCCGCCACTATCGCGCCGTTGCGCAGGAACCACGCCGGCACCGCATCGTTGTCGGCGCTCATGTCGAACGGCACCGCCGCGCTGGCGCGGCCCCCGATCAACAGCGGGTAGACGGTGCCGGCCGGGCCGTCCTGCCCCACCGTGCCGATGGCGGTGAAGCCGGTGTTGGTGATGAACGGGTGGGTGGTCGGCGACTGCGTCAGCAGCGCCTTCACCGTCACGCTGCCGGAAACGAAGCCCAGCACCCGCGCCCGCAGGCTCTTGAAGCCGGTGACGTCGATGCGGTAGGTGCCGACGCTGATGATGTCGTAGATCAGCACCCCGACCGTATCCAGCCGCTCGGCCGCGATATTCACCCACGTGGTGTCGTCGAGCGAGCCCTCGAACTCGATCGTCAGCACGAAGGTCCCCGTCACCAGCGCCACCACCGACGAGTAGCCCAGCACGTTGAGCGTGGTGCCGTTGCCGTTGGCGGCCTGCGCGCTCTGCATCGTCACCAGCGTCGGCACCGTATCGGCGGCGCGCGAGACCCGCAGGCCGTTGGTGGCGTCCCCCGGGATGACGGCGCTGCTGTCGAGGGTGCCGTCTACCAGCTTCACCCGCTGGAATTGCACCCCGCTGACGTCGTCGGTGGCGATGGTGGTGCCGCTGCCGGCGGTGATGGCGACGTTGTCGGTCATGGCGTTCCTATGCGGACGCGCGCCCGCGCAGGCGCAGATCGGCGTAATTGGTGATGCTGTTGGCGTTGGCCGCCAGCACCGTATGGGTGTTGGTCTTGTCGCCGTCGGCCACCGTCACGCTGTCGGTCCACTGGTCGATCTGGGTGCTGCCGCACATCAGCGTCAGCCGGAAATTGGTGGTGAGCCCCACGGCGTGCAGTTGGTAATCGGCAATGAGATCCTTGCCGCTCCCCGGGCTGCCGGCCACGGTGAGGGCGACTTCAAATTCCTCGGTGGTCGGGTTGTTGGGGGAGTACGCATAGTCCGCGGGATCGGCGGTGGCCTCGTCCATGGCCGCGTACAGCGCGCCGCCCAAGGACGACAGCCAGCTATTGGTGGCGACGTCGCTGATGGGGTACAGCAGCTGCGGCGGCGGGCCGGTAGCGGTGATCTCCCAGCCGCCGATGGTCTGGTTGGGGCTGCCGCGGGTGTGCAGCACCACGTCGCCCGCGCTGCCGCTGTAGTGCGGGTAGCCCGCGCCCAAGCCACCCGTGCTCTTGGCGCGGAAGTCCATGGCCGACGACACCACCCCCTCGAACTGCGAAGCGTAGGTGAGGCCGGAGAGGCTGGCCGCGCCCGGCACGCTGCTGCCGTCGGTGGCGTTGTAGTTGCTCCCCACGCTCTCCAGGTTGCTCATGCTGGCGTTGGCGAAGGGGGTGCCGAAGCCGAACACCGCGCAGCCGAGGATCTGCGGGAAATTGGAGTAGCCGGTGTAGATGCCGTTGGCCCCGGCCATGTCGCTGGGCGCAACGAAGGTGCAGCCGATGATCCAGTTGCCCGGGTTGGCGCTGTAGTAGGCCTGCCCGGTGTGCCCGCCGCTGGTGTTGAGGATGATGACGCTGTCTTCGAGCCCGCAATTCCCGTACATGGCGAACTCGGTGTTGCCGCCGCGGTTGCTCTGGTAGATCAGGTTGCGCAGCTTGGTCCCCGGCGCGTTGACGCTGACCATGTTCCCCGAGTTGTAGGAACTGTCCCAATACAGCTGGATCTTCTCGATGATGGTGTAGTTGCAGTCGACGTGCAGCAGCACCACGTAGGCGCCGGTCAGGCGGATGCCGACGCCCTTCGACTGGTCGTACTTGACCGGGTTGGTGTCCTTCGAGGCGTGGTCGCAATGCGACTGCCCCGGCCCGGTGGTGAGCCACATATAGCGGGTGCTGTCGACCACCGGCGACCCGGTACCGAAGCTGGCCGAGAACTCGCTGTCGTTGTAGACCAGGCCCTTCCAAATTTGATCTACCGCCGTGAGATCCGGCGGGCAGTCGGCCGCCCACGTGGCCAGCGTCGAATAATCGCGCCCGCTGGTGCCGATGGTCTTGCTGACCGTGGTGGTCATTTGAGGATCACCCGGCCCGGGATCGGCTTCTCCCGCAGCGCCTGCTGCAGCTCGACCGTCTGCGCCGCGGTGAGCCCCACCGGATAGCCGCGCCCGGCGCGCGCGCGCAGGTAGGCGAAGATGGCGCTATGCGGGTCGAGCCCGCGCTCGCGCAGCAGCAGCAACTTGCCGCTCTTCTCGTCGCGCAGCGACGTAGTCCAGCCGGCCAGGCGGTGCGGGTCCACCCCGATCAGCGCGATGGCCCAGCCGGGATGGGTCAGCTCGCGCTCGCTCCACGGCCAGTGATCCTCACAGATGGCGATGGCATCGCCGGCCTCGTACCCGCCGCCGCCGGGGTCCACCACCCAAAACACGCCCTCGGCCATGCTTCACCCCAGCACCGGGCGCAGGCGCTCGAGCAGCGCCGCCCACTCGGGATCGGTGCGCGCCCGCAGGATCTGCCCGGCCAGGCGCTGCAGCTGCACCCGCTCCGGGTCCTCTTCCTCCGGCCGCTCTTCGGCGAAGGGGATCTCGGTGGGCTCGTTCCAGAACAGGCAACTCATCCGCGCCGGGCCTTCCAGCACCGTGATCTCGTGATAGACGCCCGCCGCTACCTCGAAGTTGATCGGCCCGATGAACACGGCGCTCTTGAACGCCTGGTCGCCGCGGGCGGCGCGGTAGCGCACCCGCACCTTGCCGTCACAGAGGTGGGTGATGTGGTTCTGGTGATGGCGGTGCCCCGGGTGCACCGTCCCGGTGGGACCGCCAACCATGCGGAAGTAGATGCCGCCGAAGCTCCCGATCTGGTAGACGTCGTCGTGGCGGCCATCGTAAACCGGCTCGTCTAGGTGATGGTCCACGTCCCGCTCACGTTGAGCGTGTCGCCGTTGGCCACCGCTTTATCGCCACCCGTGAAGAGGCCGGCGGAGTAGAGGATGCCGGAGGTGCCGGACTTCCCGTTCCCCGTCGTCATAAACAGGCCCTTGATGGTGGTGGTGCCGTTGATGTTGAAGGCCATGGGGCTGGAGAGGGCCTTCGCGCCCGCGGCTGCCGCCGAGAAGGCCGCGGTCACCCGATTGGCGTTGCTGTACGCCACGTCCTCGATCCAGCCCGAGTGGGAGGCCATGGTGTCGGCGGCATTTATCCCAGTGGTGTAGCTGGTGAGCGAAATGAGGCCGCCGTACCACGCCGCGGTGTAGGCGCTGCCGGCGAAGTATTTATCCAGCAGGTCGTTCTTGCCCGCCGTCATCACGGTGTTGCGGAAGGTCTCGCGCCAGATCTCGCGCCCCGCGCGCAGGCAGCGCACGTCCCACAGGAAGTAGGGGGCCGCGCACAGCTCGCCGATCGCGGCACCGCGGATGACACTGGCGCCGATGACGTCGCGCGCGTTCACTCTCTCGTCCATGTGCGGCTCCTAGAAGATGCCTTCGTACTGGTCCTGGCCGTGGAAGTGCTGCAGCCACAGTTCGTCTTTGAAGGTCGACGGCGGGCCGAATTGCATTTCGAATTGCGCCAGCGCGGTCTTCGCCTTCGCTGGATCGGAGGTCTGCGAGTCCTGCTTGCCGTAGGCCCGGTACAGCATCCAGTGCACCAGGCCGTGCTGGGCGCGGTCCTCGATCTCGGGAGAAGCATCGAGGTTGTCGATGGCGAGCGGCACCAGCGGCAGCCGGATCACCTGCAGGTTCAAGGTATCGTTGGCGTCCGGCGCCGGCACCAGCTGCATTTGGCGGTAGCCCAGCGGGAACCAGGTGCACGGCGCGCTGGCCTGCATTTGCTCCCACCCGGGGGTGCCCCAGTCCAGATCGCGCTGGTCGCATTTGTCCAGCGTCCACGGCTGCGAGGCCAGCTTCACCCGGCGGATAAACAGCACTCGCGGATCCAGCGTCACGACGGCGACCGGCGTCACGATCGGGTAGCTGCAGATGGCCGGGGTGGTGGCGTCGAAGAAGCAGCGGGTGCGCCGCGCGACTTCGGCCTCCCCTTCGGCGGCGTAGCGCACCAGCACGCTATCGCTCCACAACGAAGGCTTCTTCTGGTCCTTGGCCTCGTCCCGAAACAGCCCGATGAGGTCCAGCAGCGTCATGCCGCCACCAGCATCTTCACCCGCGCCCAGCCGGTGTAGTCGGCGTCGATGGGCGCGTACAGGTCTTCGTAGCGCATGTGGAACTGGCACAGCGCCACATGGGTCTCTTCATCCCGCGGGCAGTAGTCGTTGTTGTAGTGCAGCTGGTGGCAGGGATAGCAGGGGGCCACGCCGGGGACGGCGGTGGTGTTCAGCCAGTGCTTGCTCAAGTTCTCGTGCGAGCTGTGCGAGAGCATGAGGACCTTCTTTACCTGCGGCTCGTAGCAGACGCTGTTGAGCACGCCGGTCTCGGGCCCGAAGACGCAGTGCATCCGTTGCGCCAGCGTCAGGGTCTGCCGCACGCTGAAGCCGCCGCAGCCGCAGATCACCCGCGGCTCGGTCTGCCAGCCTTGCTCCAGGAGCTTCCCGGCGTAGTCGCCGACGAACAGCACGCACACCCGGCGCAAGCGTTTCAGCGCCTCGCGGATGACCTCGTCCTGGTGCAGATTGAATTTGTGCGGCGAGCTGCCGGCGGTGGCGATCATCAGCCAGTACACCGGACCTTCCAGGCCGGCCTTGCGCGCCGTGCTGGCCAGCCACTCGGCGGCCCAGCTGGCCTCGTCGGCGGAAGCGTAGAACTTGCCTTCGGGCACGAACGGGATGGCCGCTAGCGCCGCCGCGTGCTCGGCATAGTTCTGGTTCAGGTGCTTGTGCCGCAGCGCCGTCGGCCAGGTGTGCTGAATGCGCCCGGGGAGCGCCAGCCAGGCCCCCTCCACGCTCTCATTCAGATTCACCACCCGATCGTAGTATTTTGCGAGGCTCTTCCAAAACAAACCCAGTTCATGGTTCGGAACCTGATCGACGTCGACCATGTACCAGTCGTCAACGTGCGGATCCAGCGCGATGGGATCCTTGCCGCGTTCCGTCGTGAGGACGGTGATGTGGAAGCCCTCGCGCTTCAACTGCGGCAGCAAGTAGGCCGCCTGCAGTTGGTCGCCGATGCCGCCGTGACGGATCACCAGCGCGGTCTTGGGCAAGCGCGGTCGCAGACAGGAGTAGCTGTGGCCGGTGCCGCTGGCCCGCTTCTGGAACACCAGCAGGAAGCTGTACTCGCGGCCCTGATCGCGTTTTTCGTTCACCAGCAGATCCCACGATCCCACCGCGACCATGGCGCTGACGATGTCCTGCGGCCGGAAGTCGTGCACGTGATCGGGATTCGCGCCCGGGGTGCCGATGTTCGGGTACAGGTCCGCGTGCGGCAGGTACAGCACCAGGTAGCCGCCCTCCTGGATGCAGCTCCACCAGTCGGCCAGGCAGGCCTGATGGTCCTCGATGTGCTCGAGCAAATGCGACGAGAAGACGTAGGGCAGTGAGGCCGCCTCCACGCTGGCCGACAGCTTGGCCGCGTCGGCGATCACCAGGTCCGGCTGCATGGCGATGCCGAACAGATCGACGTCCTTTTGATTGTCGACGCCGATCATGTGGCGGAAGGCCTTGCCCGGCCCGCAGCCGACGTCCATCCCTATACCTCTCGTATAGCGGACGATGTCGTACTTGACCTTGGCGGCCTCGTCGCCCTGCGGATCGGAGAGCCTCCAGACCATCTAGGCCTCCTTCATCGCCTTGAGGCGCTTCTGCACCTCGGCCTCGATGCGCTTCTCGTCGGCCACTGCCCGCGCCTTCGCATCCAGGTCGAGCTCGCGCTCCACCTCGTCCAGCGGACGCACCTCGCGCCCCTGGGCGTCGAACTGGCGCCCGTTCTGCTCGTAGCGGGCGTTGTTGGCAACCTCGCCGTAGATCTCGGCGTAGGGCAGCTTCTTCTCCAGCTTGTGCGGCTCGGGCATACGCGCCTCCTAGTAGCGTTGGTCCTTCGGGGTCTCGTCCTTCCAGGCGTCGGAGTCACAGGCGGCGGTGATGCCCTTGCCGTTGGGCTCCGGCATCCGGCGGCCGGGGGTGTTCTGCTGCTGCTGGTTCTCCGGATAGCACTGCTCCATCGGATCGGAGTCGGTGGCGCTCCCGAAGCCCTTGATGCGGTTGTCGGCCTTGAGGTCGGTGTCGGCGCCGTAGGCCCCGCCCATGCCCGGGATGAAGCCGGTGCCGGTGCCCTTGTTGGGTGGATTCAGCGGCGGCTCGTGGGTGCGGCCATCGCTGGGGAACGGCATTTGCGGATCTTGGTACTGGCTCATGTGGATCTCCGGTTATCGGGCCCAGCCGCGCGGGCGCGACAGGAACCCGC